ACGGTAATAATACGTGGATGTTCCTGAGTCCGTAACATGCCGCTCGCCACTGACACTGACATTTTCCACGCTTCCTGACGGAATGGTCAGCAGGCCGCCTGCAACAACCTGACTCTTATCATTAAGCAGTTTGTCTGCCACAATCGTCATGCCGGCACCGGACAGAATTTTTCCCGGGTCGGATTCTTTTACCCGGTTTTCTTCCACGGTACGGGTGTAATCGTACTGCGTGAATTTATCTCTGGCGCCTTCCGGTGTATGCAGTTTTTTCAGTGAGTTACTGGAATCGTTATCCACATAAACGCCCGGTTCACCGGCGCTCCAGCGTTTATCTGAGCCGCTGAGCTGATACTCAGTCACCTTTTCCGTGGAAACCACCACGCGCTCCGTGGTGAAATGGTCATTGACGTTATTGATTTGTCCGGCACTCAGTACCAGATATCCGGCGGCTTCAATAGTGGCACTGTGATTATTCAGTACACCGGCTTTCCCCGTGGCGGCACCATTCGCATCCAGCATGCCACCAGTATGCATATCACCTGCACTGTAAATCAGGCTGTGCGTCCGGTTATTCAGGGTCTGTACCCCTAAGTCCACACGCTCACGCCCGGCCAGCGTCGCCGCCACGCCATTTTCTTCCAGATTATTAAATGTGGCAGCGCAGACACCAACAGCATCGCCGTAGATTCGCCCGGTACCGGAATTCGTCAGGGTGTTCGCCTGAAGACGCGTATATTTCCCGTCAATCAGCCCACGGTTCAGCAGTGTGTCCGTCACGTTAAGCCAGGTCTGCCCGGCACTGATTTCACCTTTCTCTGTGTTTTCAAGGCGGATGCTGTTCAGGTCAAGCCGGCTGCCTGCCAGCAGGCTGCCGGTATTAGAGACATCGCCATTAACGGAAAGCGTAAGGTTTCCGTTCGCAATAGTCTGACCACTGTTGCTGAACGTTGTGTTACTTTTCAGCGTCATATTGCCCAGCGAAAGCAGCTTCCCGTCACCACCGAGCTGACCGGCATCCACAGATACTGACTGCCCGGCCTTAACCACGCCGTCACGGTTCGAAAACGCCAGCTGACGGCCACTGACAGACAATGTCGCGCCGGAAGATAGGACGCCGTCATTATTACTGAGCGTCCTGTCTGCCATAACCGTAAGCGCCCTGTCTGCCAGAATACTGCCCTCCTGGTTATCAAGGTCCTGCGTCGTGATGTGTATTGTCTGCGCTTCCAGCCCCTGGCCGGTATTCTGCGTGTGGCGATTGATAAACTGCAGGGCGTTCAGCGTAATGGCGGAACCACTGCGAATCAGACCAGAGACGTTGTCCACAACGCCCCGTACACTGTTGAGCAACATGTCGCCCACAGACTGTATTTGTCCGTGGCTGTTCTGCAGACCTCCCGTATGCAGACGGAGTTCACCTTCACTGACCAGCCGGCCCCCCTCACGGTTATCCAGCGAGGTGGTGCTCAGGTCAGCTGTCGTTTTCGCCCCCACGGTCCCGCCCCGGTTATCCATTGCTCCGGTACTGACAGTCAGTTCCTGCAGGCTGTTCAGCGTACCGCGTCTGTTATCCAGCGTCTGGCCTGCGGTATTAATGCTGATACCCCTCCCCTGAATAAGACCGGACTGATTGTTCAGCGCCTGGCTGTTCCAGCCGAGCAGACCGTTTGCCACCACCTGACCGGATGTATTGTTAACCACGCCTGCAGTCAAGGACAGAGCATCTCCCGACAAAAGCACACCGGCAGTGCTGTCCAGTGTGCCGGCATTCAGCGTCATCGGGCCCTGACTGATAACCCCGCCCCGGTCACCACTGTTACGGTTACTCAGTGTGTCAGCACGGAGATTCAGCGATGCACCACTCTGTATCAGGCCACTGGCATCGTTGATGATATCCGTCGAGGAAAGGGTCAGTGACTGCTGTGCCACCAGTCTGCCGCCCTGATTATCAAACCGTGTGACATCAAGCCTGCTGTTACCGTTGCTGACCACCGCCCCCTGCTGATTTTCCAGCACATTCAGGTGCGCATTCAGGTCTCTGCCGGCGGCAAGCGTCCCTTCCTGATTACTGACATCACCACCACTCAGCAACATATCCGTCCCGGCCTTCAGTGCGCCTTTCTGGTTCATCAGCGTACCTGACGATATCTGCAATGACGCCTGACTCCCCAGCACGCCCTGACGGTTATCGAGCGTTCCGGCGTTCAGGGTCATATCCTTCTGACCCACTATAAATCCCTGCTGGTTATTCAGCATACCAGCCCGTACTGTCAGGGTACCGGCGCTGCTGATACCACCCCGTGTTTTCGTGTTCCGGTTACTGAGTACCCCGTCCTGTACATCCAGCGTCATGTCACTGCCGGACTGAATCAGACCATCATCAGAGACCAGTTCGCTGCCTGACACAGACAGCGTTTTCTGTGAAAGCAGTCTGCCGGACGTATTATCCAGCGCACCATCCAGCGTCACGGACAGCCCGTCAGACACCACCGTACCCTGGTGGTTATTCAGACTCCCTGCCGAAATACCCAGCCTGCCGGCGGACTCCATTCGTCCCTCCGTATTGCTGACAGCCTGCTGTGTTTTTATCCTGCCCGTTCCGGCAGCAGCTGAAATCAGTCCGTTGTCGTTATTCAGCGCCTGAGCGTTAAGCCGGACATCACGGCTGGCGGTGAGACTTCCCTGCTGGTTGTCCACGGCACCGGTTGTCTTCACCTGCAGACTGCCTGACTGCACCGCCTGCACTTTCCCCCTGCGATTATCAAGGCTCAGTGCATCCAGGCGCACCGCGCCATTTGCCGCAAGCAGCCCTTCCCGGTTATCCACACCTCCCGGCAGGTTCAGTGAAAAATCCCCTGTTCCCGTCTGAATCAGTTTACCCCTGTGGTTTGACAGGCTCTGTGCCGATATCTGCAGTGTGTCGGCATTTATCGTGCCACCATTATTGCTGAAGTGCCCGGCAGTCCGGGCGGAAAGCGTGCCGGCGCTCAGTTGCACATTCTGTGTGGACAGATTTCCACTGGTTGCATCCAGCTCAGTATGTTGTCCCTGTATCCGGCTGTTGCTTAAATCCAGCCCCTGCCCCTTCAGTTGCATGTCCCCACCGGACAGAACCTGTCCGTGTGCCGCCAGTTCGCCGGTGGTACTGACAGTCAGGTTGCCCGCTGCCGCCAGACGTCCGTCATCTTTCACCCCGGCGGCCAGCAGACTCCGCTCACCGCCGGTCAGACGCGCTGTCTGAATCCGGGTGTTGCGACGTGATGCCACAGAGCCTGTATGGGTGAATACACCATTACTCTGTATCTGCGTATCCTGCCCCGCATAAACAGAACCACTGTTATGCAGCTCCCGGGTTGTCGCCAGATGCACATCCGTTTTCGCACTGATACTGCCACTGTTTTCAATACGTCCGTCAGCCGTCAGGGTAACCGCCCCTGCCTGCGCACCAATATGACCGGCGTTACGAACCCCCACCCCCGTTTCCGTACCGACAAGGCGAATTTTTCCGGCATACATTCCACCAAGGCTGGACACATCCAGCGCCACCTGTGGCTGCGAAGAGGCATCAGCGGCTTTTTTCTCAGTCTGCCCGTGCGCGATATCCACATTGTTACGTCCGGTGGTCACTTTCAGGTCCTGCGCCCAGATACCCGCATTAATCTTCACTGACCGGGCAATGATATCGGTATAATCCGTGCGCGAGGCATCCATCCCTTTGCCCGTAATCTGAATCTCACCACGTTCAACACTGAATCCGGTCAGACTGCCGTTTTTCATCTGAGGCTGCCCCGTGGTCAGCGTGGCCCGGTTCGCATTAATAAAACCGCACCCGTCGCAACTGATGCCGGCCGGGTTCGCAATCACCACCTGCGCCTTTTTACCGGCAACCTCAACAAAACCGTTCAACTGGCTGGGATTGCGACTGTTCACTTCATTAAGAATGATTCTGGCCTCTCCCTTCGCCAGCCACGGGTTCCCGGCCACCATGCCACCCAGCTGAGTCTGCACATTGTTATGGGCATTATTCAGAATGACACCCTTGTTACCGACGTCGAACTGGCTGTATGTGTTATGTGAAACCCCACCGGCAGAAGGCGTCTGAATATTCACCTGCGGAATGCCGCTGGCCGTCTGCGTAATCGTGGGCTGCTGATGCCCCGGTGCGCCATGGTCTGCGGCAATGCCTGCAGCATTGACAGAATGCACCATCCCCGAAGCCAGCCACAAAGAGAATGCAAGCGGCGTGACACGGCAGATACGTTGCCTGTGTGGATATCCTGTGCGGGAGGACAGTGATGTACCGGCGCGACCGGAACGGGCAATATCTGCCACCACCATCAGCATTCCCCGGGCTTTGTTAAAAATAATGCGGTAACAATTTCTGTTCATTCTGATAAACCTGACTTATCTCTCCGGCACATCCACAGCAAGCGGGTGCTGCACACGCCACTGGCGCGCCTCTTCACGACTGACCTGTGCACCCCGGAAATTCATCACCCGTAACCCGGTCTGCTGCCCACGGTGGTACAGCGAACGCCAGCACAGACGGGGAAAAATATCCTGCCGGACAAGACGACTCATATCCGGAGTGTGTCCAAAAGGGGCAACCCAGTCACAGACCCACATCCGGTCGCCGCTGTTCCAGTCCGACTGAGGCATGAGAATTGCCGGCTGCGTAAGATAACGCGCCTCTGCCTCCGGGCTGAGCCAGGCCTGGCTCATGAAGAAAACCGGTCGCCCCTGCTCTGTTGCCACCACATACTGTCGGTGCTTAATCACCGGCAGCAGCAGGTCCGGCAGGGTATGCAGTGGCGCATCACGATGCAGGGGGGAGTGCATCCACAACCAGACGGCCGCCCCCAGGACTTCCGCCTCATTGACCGGCTCACCGGAATACAGGGGACTCAGAACGTCATATTTCCCGTTACGCATGAAACTTTCTCAGAAATCCCGGAACAGATTAAAACCGGCTGTCACATCACTCGTCATAAAACCCGCCGGCTTTGAAAACGGACGACCGATGAAAACGTCATAATCCGTACTGAACAGTTGCCCCCTCAGCCCCACAACACCACCGGCCAGATGACGTCCCACCAGATATTCACTGCCGGCTCCCCCCACCTCGCCGTAATCCATTCCCAGATATAACTCCTGCTCCGGCAGTGGCGTACGCCAGGCCAGGTCGTTGCGGATATACCAGCCGTTACTGGCATTCAGCGTTCGCTCCCCGTCAAAACCACGAACCGTCCAGCGGTTACCGATGGCAAACTGTTCCTGTGGGGTCAGCGGGGTATTGCTCAGCTGGCGCTGATACCGGAAGGAATAACTGAAGGGCTGCTCTGCCAGTGTAAAGGGCAGATTAAAGGATGCATTCATCTGCAGGATCTTACTGAGCGCCGTTGCCTCACCGAAGATTTCCTCCGGTGCCGGCTGTGCACCAAACCAGCGGGTTCCCCGTTGCCAGCTGACACCAGCATCCAGTGTGGCCTGAGAAATATAATGACGGTGCTGCAGCCCAAGTCGCCAGGCCGCTGTCTGCCGGCGCTGCACCTGGATTTCCGTATCATTAATGTAGTTACGCGACCTGCGGGCCTGAACATCGTAAGTCAGCACCGTTTTCTGCGTCCCGTTACGGTGCAGTACCCGGCTCAGCTGCATGCCCAGATTCTGACTCTCGCCACTGTACTGGTAATCCTCAACCGCACCAGCTACCGTCTGATGGTAATCGTAATCACTGGCGGTGACGGAAAACTGCCAGTAACCGAAAGGCACAGAGTAATGGGCCGTGTAGTTTTTACTGCCCTTACCCCCGTAATGTGGAAAATTATGGGTGGCAGAAACATACAGCAGGTCACTCAGGGAAAAAGGATTATCCAGAGAAAATGTTATACCACCGAGATAACGCCCTGTGCTGCGGGTACCTGAATCATCAAGCGAAAACCCCAGTCGCCAGTATTTATCCTGTTTACGGGTAATAAGAATATCACTTTCCCCTGGCTGCTCACCGGGCACAATTTCCATATCAGCCTGCACACCCGGCAGTCGTTGCATATTCTCCAGCCCCTGCTCAATGTCCCGTAAATCCAGCAGAGAACCTTCGTGTGCCGGGAATGAGGAATACAACTGAATATAGTCATCACTGTCCGGTGTCAGACGCACATGTCGCACAACACCGGGAATAATAACCAGCCGGAGGATACCGCTTTTTAAATCCTGCGAAGGTGCCAGAACACGGGTGGTGACATAACCATGATCGACCAGACGGTTCTGCAATGTACTCATCAGCAGATTAATTCCTTTCGCCCCCAGGCAATGCCCGACCGCCCCGTTGGCGATTTTTTGTAAAGGCAGCCAGTGTGGTAACGCATCAGCCCCCTTCAGTTCCGTCTGTTTAATCTGAAAACAGGGCGTTTCAACAGGAAAATTAATCTTATGGGCAAAAGAGCCAGGTGCAGAAAGGCGAACATCAGGGGCTGAAGGCGTCAGTTGTTGCTCAAGGGCTTCCTGACGCTGCTGCTGAATGATAAATGTATCCTCTCCACTACGCCGGATATCCGCTGCCTGAAGAGATAAAGGCGATAGTAAAACAGACATCAGTGTCAGTGACAGCAAGGACGGACAGCGCCGGAATACGCTTTGTTCCTCAGCCCTCTCGTTCCTGCAACATAATTTTCCAGTCAAACGAAAAACCTTTTATTCATGCCATACCAACAATCACCAGCCTCCTGACGATACCTCCCACCATGTTTTGCAGTGGTACGCTACCGCCCTTCCGGTATTTACCCACACCAACCGGTACCAGAATGCTGAGTAACAAATCCGTTCAGAATTGACTTAATTTTGATCATTATAGAATAATGATCTGAGCGACAGCAATATGACAGATTTATCGATCGATATAACACAAATGAACAGATCTTTATTCTGCCGAATATCGCAAAAACAGCATATCGCAAAACTTATAACCATAATTAATGGAAAAGTGCAGAAAATTATTCCACTGAATGCTTTTAATACAGTTGGTTAGCTAAAAAAATATCATTTTTTGATTTCAGTCATTGAAAATTGCAATGCGTGACGATTCAACAGCATTTAAGTGATTTCTGGAAAACGGGAAGGATATGAAGGAAGAGCACGACAAAATGCAATGAAAGAAGGAGTGGGAATTTTTAGTAAAAACAGGAAATTAACAAAACACATCAGGAGGCTGAGACTCCTGATTCAGCGATACAGAGATGATCATGGTGCGCTTGTCACCGTGACCAGTGTTGAGGAAATCTGGGTGGTGTTTATGCGGGACGGTTATCCGCATTACTGTCTTATATCACTGGCGCTGACAATATCCTTCCATGAAAATATACTTCTGATAAATGACTCCGGTTTAGTGGCAACCAGGTGCAAACACTAAAAGACTGCTCTGTTGACCGCTCAGATAACAAGCTGAGTTCCGGAAAACGGTAAGTGCATAGTGTTATTCCGTGCTTTAACATTCTTTCCATACCGGAACCAGGATTGCAGGCACTGTATATAAATCAATATCGTCGTGCGCCAGAAAATCAATGAAAGAGCGTTTTTCTATTTTCTCAACAATCCTCTGACCGACAATCATGGGAACATATTTATGCTCAGGAAGAACCGTCTCTGGCGGGCCAATAATCACACTTCCACTGACTTCACTCAGGTGTTCAGGTAATCGCCGCGATAACGTACTCATAAAGGAAACATCCACAATCACACCATTTTCCGTCGTCAACCACGCATGAAAGTTAAACCCTGAGTGATGTCTGAAATCCTCAGGCTGAATCCCTTTTTCAGACCAGCGCTGAAAATCCGCAACTGACGGATTGTAAATAAATCTTTCCTGTTTCCAGAGTTGTCCGACGGTAACCCATACCCGACATTCAAGGATATTCTCAAAATATGGCTGAAAATAATGACTCCACTTTAAGCATTGTCCTGCTGAAGCGGAAAAGTCTGTCACGCCAGACTGCAGACAGACATGACTGAATACATCCTGATAATCGTATTCTTTGTTTTTTGTGACTCCATTCCATTCTTCATTAAATCCCAGCCTTTTTGTAAAAGAGAAGGCTTTACGTAAATTATCTGAATAATCAGATTCAGGATGAAATACTAATAAATCTTTTTTACAGAAACTAAAGTATCGTAGCAGATGGCCAAACATTAAATGTCTCCCCAATACATAACCCTGTATGTCAGATACTCTGAACCTGAAGAATTATAAAAAATGTTGACTAGTCGTAAAATCCTACTTTATGCAAATATATGTAAAGTCTCTCTTTACTGCCATTAGCCATTTCAGTAGTACGCACAGAATATGGCGCAGATACGCTTGCGGATCGATACCATTCAGACAGCAGGTCCGTTCACTACCGTAATCGCTGCCGAATAACACATTGATTGCCCCTCAATAATCCTGCCGTCAACGTCAAAATTGCTGGTCGGGCTCGATTTATTTAATTGTGTAAACAGGGCCTCTCAGCGAAAGGCCCTTATGCATCACCTGAGGTTAAAAGTCACTACACCCAAGATGACGTTCAATGGCACCATGCGATTCAATGTAAGCCTGGGCCGTCTGTTCCAGTACACCAAGCTCAGTGTTGTATGTGTTAGCTGCATCAAATACTAACGACAGCACTTCAGGATACACAACCAGATGTGTAACAGAGTTATCTTCATCCAATACTTTTCCCCACGCCTGCTCAATCAGATTTCTGAGAACCACCACCTCACGACTCTTACACCAGACATCGTTATTAAGTAGCAGTACCATAAGATAAGGAGTGGTATCGTTAGCCATGGCCTCCCTACTCCAGAGATAATATAAAGGGGTGGGCTCAACAGATTTATCTTTACGTCGCTTACACTGCAAATATTCAGAAATTAGTCTATGCAGTTCACCAGTAAAATCAGCCATCAGAGATGGAATTGCCTTATTCATACCAGGGTAAGGTATTAATTTAAATTGTAATAATTTAATTTTAGGATGTGTAGCTGCAGCCCGGTACAGAGTTGCAAGGACACACTTTTGCCAGAGGGCATTACAGGAAAGCTTAACGTTTGATTCTGTATACATAATAAATCACCTTACAGTTACAATAGGTCAAAAACCGCTGTAGCCAAAGTTACGCTGGCCTGATGCTTTAGTGTCGAGCTTCGTCAGATAATCCAGACGTGCCAATAAGCGCTGATACTGCTCAGGGAAATCAGGATCGTTAATATCCAGGATGTAACGTCCATTAGCAGGGAAATGAACTAGTCCCTGGTGATCTTCCAGTTCTAACCCTAAGGCACTGTACCAGGCTCCGGTAATTAACCCTCTCAGGGTGTCAGAGCGCTCATAGTCTCCCAGGTGGTAATAAGCGTCTTTGTTAAAAAAAAGGCAGACGTGATAATGACATTTAAAGGACTGCGTATATTCTTTCGCCCAGATAATACAAACCGACGTTGCGTAGGTGCGTTTGCCTTGTTGTTTTTTACGGTGTTGATCTGCATTAATTTTCGCATTCAGCGAGTTACGGAAACGAGATATCTCTCCGGGACTCAGGTTAGGAAAACAGGTAATGGTATCCCCGTTGTCAATCACGGGAGGGTAATGGAGATCCACCCGTATTGCCGTTATTCTGGGATGTTTCTGGAAAAGGTTATCCACCTGGTTTCTTATTTTTAACCCGTGAGCCTCATGGCATTCACCGTAAAGAGTTTCAATCGTAATCATGTTAATATTCCTTTTGCTTTCAGGGATAAGCTAATAGTTAACCTACCCAATACACAACAGAAGCAGATATTAATATTCGTATCAGTACTTCCCAGAGGGATATATAACCCTCTGGGCGTCAATTAAGAAAAACGCTACTACCTATTGTTACATTAGAGAACAGGATGATGTTACACAGTTACATTAGAACGTTCTAAAACATTAAACAGAGTTATGATCTATACACAACTAATTATTTGGTATCAGAATACCATTAGCTCTATTAGTACATCATATCCATCATTACACAGATACCAGATACTATACATCACAGATATAATATATATTACCTATCCAACACACATGTATTTATAACTCCAATGCCAATAGCTACAAGGACTATAAAATATTACTCTGCAGTTAGATCAACAATACCTTTATCCCAGTGTCTTTTTACAGTGGATAAACTGATGCTTAATTTTCTGGCTGTTTGTGACTGACTGAACCCCTGCAATTTCAACTGTCTGATATTTTTACTATGAATACTCCCTTCTTTCCTTCCTGGTTTTCTTTTAATTTTCCGGATACTGATGTCGGGAATTTTTCCTCTAATATCTGTAGGTAAAATCATCCCGGTGAGTACCACAGGAATATCATCACCATCCGGCAACTCTGATGACATAAAAAAGCAAATATTAATACCTTGTCTGATACTTAAAGATAAAACCTCCTGTATTTTTTCCGGCGTATTACCAAAACAAGTTAACGATTTAGTAATCAGAATATCACCCCTTTGCATATCCTGCGTCAGGAGTCGAACTAACCGTTTTCTGTCTGCCAGAGTATAATCCGGGCGACCCAATTCGCCTGTTAACTGCAATAGTGGTTCTTTAAAATATCTCTGAATCATGGATTTTAAGCGATTAAGTTTTGACCATTTTTCAGAGTCTATGTATGCAAAACTCGCCATAATGCCTCAAACTGGTGTCATGAATTAATTATTGAACCTGTTTTTTCCTGAGTCGCATTACTCTTTTCTAAGGGAGACTCTCCAGATACATCGGAAAAGTACTCGATAAAAGAGTTGGCCACTCCCGGGTAATGATTGCTCTCTTTAACCTCAGAAAGCGGTTTCTGTTCATCATTTACACCACGATTTCTGGGTTATGAATAAATCTACGCGGGCCATAATCATTCATCTTCAAATGGGTTAATAATAATAACATCTCCACCTGTTCTGGAACTTTGTGAAACTTCCTCTGTTCTCAGAACAGGCACTATTACAGCCTTATTGTTGATATAAAAAATCGGAATATGAAAAGTACAAAATCCTGTACTACGAATCTGATGTCGCCTCACTGTTTCTTTCGTACCATACTCAATCAACTCATCTATCGGCAGGCAAACTGAATTGCAAAAGTCAAAAAAACAATCCCCAAAAACACTGGTTTTAATCAGAATGGTTTTATAAAACCCTCCTGCACAATTCAGGGTATGGGAAACTTTTCTGTTCGTGTAAATACAAATTGCCTTCTCAACTTTATAATATTCCAGCATTAAGGTCGCATTCTCTTTAATTCCCTTTTTCTCTGCAACTCCCATAGCATTTCTGGTGCTTTCATGAGGAAATATCTTTCTATCGAGAACATCATATTCATATTTGATATGCGATTTATAAATGCTATGAAAAAACTCTCCTTTTGTTATTTCAGGCTTTGTCCGTTGCACAAATGGTTCCTCATTAAAAAACTGACGTAGCTTATCCTCTATATCAGTTATAGCAGCAATATTTTCATTTATCCTGTTTAAAACAGGAGCCCCTAGCTTTAAACACTCTTTAATCGCTGCTGAAAATGAGCATTTTTTTAAATACTGATACTTTTTAATTACATCAGCTTCATATGTTTCTGCAAGAGAAAAAGAGACACGTTTCATCATGAAACTCCTTTTTAATTATAAAATTAAAATATAGAAATATATATTATTCTGATACTATAAGGTTAATACTGACTAATCCACCACAATAGATCACTTAATAACCATCCACAGGATTTCTTTCCAATAGTTTTACGTGGCGGGAATTTTCCTTCACGTTCCAGTTTCCAGGCTTGTGAACGAGAAATAGACGTAATGTTCTGACGTTCCTCTTCTCGTACCAGTCTGTCACAGGTGTATCCATAGATCTTCAAAATTGATAAACGGTTCTCATCTCTTAACGGCTTCCACATATTGCTCTCCTTATACATTCATGATTTTCAGATTGTATATGCATGTGAGCTGCTCAAATCACTACATCTATCTGTAGTGGTATGCTGCTGAACAGCACCAGCAACTCACGAGCAAAACAATACATTTGCACAACAAAGAAATCAAATTGCGAGAATTGATTTAATTAACTGACTTCTTATAACACAATAACAACAAAGAAAGTCACAATATAAAAATAATTCAAACAATACTTTTTAATATACAAAATAAAAACCAAAATCATAATCTTCGTAGGTTATTTTATGCAGACAAAAACAAAAAAAATCTTGTTATGATCTATGATATCAAGAGGAGGGGTAGTGACCAAAAATTTTCCCCAGAAAAGCCCCCACAACATTAGTTTGAAAACGTGACGAAGTTCACAAAATTATCTTCTAGCGATAATAGAACTTGTAAGAGGGAGTTGATTTTTGCCAACTTGCTAAAGCTAAAGTGCAGACAAAAGATAATAATTGAATGAAAACGATACATATTTTCAGATGAAAGTGACGTGACTGTAGAGGGCTATAACCGTAAAATCATTTACGTCCTGAGCAATATGCAACAAAAGGGAATGCTCGTAAAAAAATCAGGAATAAACGCTAAGGATATCGTATTAGATTCAGCATCGTATAATGCCACTGCATAACTGATTCCCATTTCGTAGAGGCTGTTAACTCTGTATCAATGTCCTGACAAAGGACTGTATCAAGTTTCTCTACAGGAAACAGCTATGCAATAGACGGAAGAATTTAACATTATGGTAACTAAAAAGGTAAAAACAAACCACCCGTACTATCGTGTTTTATCTGGCACCTCCATGCCGTTTCCCCACATACATGAAGCTGTTTCCGAACAGTTGCTTCTACTCATTTTCAAAGCACGCAGATTGTATCTGGATCCAGAATATCGTCCCTGGTTTGATGAACAACATCGGATTCTCTCGGCATTACGCGCTAACACAAAACTACAAAATATTTTAGAGCAAAATAGAGAGGACTACTCCATAGGTGAGACCGATAATCCACTATCTAAAGAGCTGTATGCTGCTTTTCAGGTTATGTGCCATTTATACAATGGTTTTGATAACAGACTCGTCAGCCTGAAAACCTGGGGAGATATGAACAGGGAACCAACAGCAAAATTTGTCGGCCAAAATAGTGGTGGCTGGAAAACACCTGAGATGGAAGAATTCGTCAGAAACGATTTGTTCAATATTCTGACAGATTGTAAAGCTCATTGCTCACCACTTCCCGCTCTGGTTCGACAAGGATATTGCCATCAGGATCTTTCTGTTGCGCACTCATGTACTAAAGAATTACTGGAACAACTGAACCGATACCATCAAATTGATGAATCAGCGATACTTGCCAGAACCCTTGGTTTGGCTATTAACAACTGCTATCACTCAAAAACAGAGATTCCTGAATGGCTTTCTCCTTTTGAAAATGAATACAAAAGTCCCTGGAATTGTGAGAAACCAGATACTAACGATGTGAGTAAACTTAGAAAACAATTGCTAACAATCGGGCGTACAGAATTCGTGGACAAAATGTTTTCGCTAGCCAACAAAAATGCAACAAAGATAATATATGATGGATACGTTAAACTTTATGCTCTGGAAATATATGAATGGTTAAATAAATTAGTGCAATATTTTAAAGGAAATGATTTTATTCGTTACACCTGGAAATTCACAACAATTATTTCCGATGAAAGTGACACGATTGAAAACACCACCGCATGGGAAAAAGACTATTGTCAAATCACTATACAGCGCGATGAACTTCTGAAACTGATTTATACCAATACCCTGCAGGATGCAGCAATGAATCTTGCTGGTTGCCTGCAACAGGCATACATAGAACCGTTAAAAAGGGAAATAAATTATCCAGGAATAAACATTGATGCAAAAGAGCGTGAAATTAGAAAATCTATTGAATTCAGGAGCGAACTGAATAACTTCACAAACATCATGAAACAACTGGAAACATTTGAAAAATGGTATAACGCCAATAAAATTCTGTTGGTAAGTAACAAAAAGAAACGTACAGAAAAGATTGACGTGAATATTCGTCTTGCAGGACTGAAAGGCTATGATCTGAATGAAGGTATACCTGATGGTCAGGGACGCAAAATTAAAGATGGTGTGAATGAACTCGTCAAGGCAGATAGCAGTCTACAACTTCCACAAGATATCAGTGACACTTCGCTTAACCGTTACCGTCAAGCAGTTCAACACATTATTAAGGATGAGATCGACACGTTGCTGATAGCACAGAGGGAAAAAAATAAAATAAATCCATATAGCGAAGATAGATACTCGATACGACCTTTATGGGGAAAATGTCTGGTCGAACAGTAACTCACTGAGAAAGGGGATAGCAGTTCGCTATCCCCAAGGGAGACTTTCCAGCAAGATCTCAAAAAACGAGACACTCGGCAAATTATGCGGCTTTGCCATTAACAGATTCAGCCACAAGAACGACAGCGTGTCTGTTTCGCTCAGGATGTTCACTCCAGATTTCTGATTCCGGGATGCTTTTCCCGTCATAACTGATCCGTTCGCCATCAAACGGGTAATACCGTGCGGAATCAGTATCTAAAATAAACACCTTCAGATTCGTTGAACGACGCGCAATATGCTGCCAGAGAGCTTTACCTCCTTCATATTGCTCGTTATCACTTAATAGTACAACGCCCGCTTTTGTGACTATCGTTTCATAAACAAACGTTGCAAGACCAACATCACGTACAGCGCCATCGACAACAATCCCTTCAATCTGAGCAACATCCTGTTCTTCCCAGAATTTCTGGACAAACACGCCTTCAAGCCGGGGACGACGCTGAAGCTCCAGAGTGGCAACAACCTTATGGCGAACATCACCATCAATAACAGAAGGTGCAGCTTCGATTACCGCAGCAAACGGAGTCTTTGGATCCCAGATGATCTGGTAAAGCACGCCCTGAATAGTTACTCCATCCAGTATCGAAAAACGACGAGCTACAGTAGCAGGGGAGTAAGACATTGGAATTACAGCCATTTTTGAATCCCCTCTGAGTAATACCGGCACGAAAATTTACCTCAATAATTATAGTAAACAATACAAGAACCAAGTGCATCAACAATACCCATCAATTGTACACAATTCGTACAGCGACCAGGAACTCCCTCACCTTCTGCCAAACAGATTGACAACATTATTGCCTGTTTGCTGTTGATAGTTATTAACCCGGTCCTCCCAGATCTCAAGTGCTCTGCGTTTTTCTGGCAAATAATCGTATCGATCATAATGTTTTGAACTGACATCGTTCAACGCATGATTTTGAATACGATCGCGGATCTCCTTACTGATCCCAGCTTCTCCCATTAACGTTTTACAGGTCCGACGTAAGTCACGTGCTGTAAAAATTTTAAAGTCAGGATTAAAAGCCCGGAAATACATGATAGCGCGAGCCAGACTGTCCGTACGAACCGGACGCTTACCATTAGTCGAAAGTGGAAAAATGTAAGGGCTGGATTTTTCTTTTGTTAACTCCTGCACACAGGATAATTCCTGTAATGCTGATTCAGTCAACGGTATCAAATGCTCTCGTTTATTTTTAGAGACATCAGCAGTCACCAGCAGCGTTTTTTGTTGAAAATCAACATCACACCACTGACTGGCGATCATTTCGAAGGGACGTTGCCCTCCGGTATAGATACAGAATCGGATCAAATGTTGCATCAATAATCCAACGTTGGTTGCTTCAGCAAAATGTTCCATTAGAAAACGCAACTCTTCAAGTGTCAGCCAAGTATCACCGACTTTTTCAGCAGATGACTGTTTCGGTATCACTGACACCGGATTTGCCTCCAGCCCAAAAGTAATCCCTGCACTTGTGTTCATCGGATCGTTATCTGCTTTCAGTCCATAGTTAAATGCAGCCATCAGGTAAGAACGGATCCGGTTAGAGTGAACCACAGCACCACGCTGAATGATCCCGGCCAGGATATGTTTAATCTGTCCGGAAGTCACATCTTTAGCTTTAGTTTCACGGGGGATCACTGTATAGCATTCATTTTCAAGGCGTTTCAGAACATCCTGCCATGTCCTCTTATTATCAATTTTCATTTTGTTAACATAACCATGAATCAATGCTTCAAATGAGCCCTGTGATTGATGGAGTTGTATCCGCTGCTGTTCTGCAAACTGTTGTCGTTCCAGTTCTGCCTGGGGATCCTTTCCTTCAATGAGCCAGGCACCATACTTTTTTGCCAGTTCATTCGCTGTGGCCAGTTTCATCTCAGGCCATATACCCAATTGAATGAATCTTTCTTTTTTCCCTTTTTCCACATAATAGCGGAAATAGAAAATCTTGCTGCCAGAAGACTGAACTTTGACACCAAGTCGTCCAGTGCCACGTTGAGAGCTGTTGCTCCAGACATAGAACGATGTCTTTTTTGCTTTCAATGCTCGGATGGCTGTTTCAGTAAGATTGACGGCCATAGAACCTCTTTTCTAAACCAGTAACAATCAGAATAACTCGTGATTTTGGGTCAGGTAATGGGTCAGGTAACGATCGTACAATGAAGAAAAAACGGAACCAAGCGGAGACAGAGAAAATTACATAATTCATTGATTATAAACAACTAATAAAACAATCACGAACAAACAAAAACAATATAGAACGAACTTGCCTCATGACTCATAATCGCTTGGTCGCTGGTTCAAGTCCAGCAAGGGCCACCAAATCATTATTTACGTATCAGGAAGAGTTAAGGGTACAAGGGGTACTCGATGGCGGTCTATATTTCATGACTAACGCCATTTCAAGGAAGAAGTGCGGTGGGTGGTTTCGAATGAGGGCTGGTGTTTTGGTACGTGGCACGCCACTGCAATGTATTTATCCATCAGTACTCATTCAAAAGTACCTGGAAAAAATGCCTGCTATGCCAAGCGGGCAAATTGCTTACATGTGGAATTAAGTAATTAACGATAAAGCCAGAGTATTATCATTTATTATACCCCTTAATTTAATCAGGTTAATTACTCAAATCACTGAACTATTCTCTGTTCGCTCACTGATGATGAGTGAGTACCACAACCAATGTATGTAGAACAATGCCGTAGAGTAAGGATGAAATGTCTCTGCCACGCCTTAAACATCTACTACTGACCAGAACACCCGCCGCAGGCAGATGAGTTTTGTGAGCGTTACAGGAGCGTGGCTATGCTCATTAACCAACGCTATTGAGATATAAATTTCTAACACTTGAAAAACGATTTTCACTAATAAATTATAACGGTTTTTTTATCATACAGCGAAATAACCTTTTGTTTATTAAATTTAACATTCCTGTGCTAATTTAATTAAAAGTTCCATGCGTAGCAAGTGAAGCAGTTAATATCAGTAATTTTCTCAAATGAGCGTTTTTTTATAGTGACAAACAGTAATAACATTAAAAATAGCCATGTAGACATTAATTGAGGAATAGACAATGTTAGTTAGTAAAAGCAACGGATTTAACGCTAGCGCAGTTTTGGGTAGTGGAAGTTATAATGAAAATAAATCTTCTAAACACATGGAGCTACTAGCTCATAGTATTTTAAAATTAATTTGTAAGGAAGCTGCATCAGAGACGTATCGCGGTGCTCTTGAAACTTTACAAAAAATGATGTCTGAATGTATATATCATGAAGGCAACGCCTTTGTCATTATGGGAGTTGGAGAACAATTAAAACGTATTAAATATGAAGTTGGTGAAAATAACTTAAAGGTATTCAACGTACACTTTAATAATAATCACGAGTTAGTTAGTTCTGGTGAGCCTGACGTAATATGTTTAAGCAAGCAGGTCTGGGAAAATCTTCTCATTAAACTAAAGCTGGAAAACAATGAAAATGTGTTTTCTGAAACTAAAAAATTATCGAATAAAAATAATGACGATCAGTTTTTTGAATGCGTTAAAAGAAATGAACAGAACCTTTTCGATAATATAAGAAAAAGTGATTTTCATGTTGGTTTACTTAAGCCAAGTAGTACGCGTAGTGTTATTTTAGAAACGCCGCCAAATGTCTGTATGGAATCACGTAATTCATATGAAAAAAAATAGATGAGATTTCATCTTTGTCAGAGTCAAAGGAACACCCCATAGATATTCAAGAAAAAAAAGATGCGTTTGTGAATGAGTTCAAGGGGATATTATTTGATAAAAATGGAAGGTCTTCAGAGTTTCTACTTAATTTTTATGAATGTTGCTATGAGTTTTTACCAAGAGCGCAGCCTCAGGATAAAATCGAAAGCTATAATTCAGCACTGCAAGCTTTCTCCATCTTTTGTTCATCTACGTTGATACATAATAATATAGGCTTTGATTTCAAATTATTTCCAGAAGTCAAACTGTGTGGGGAAAATCTTGAAACGGTATTCAAATATAAAAATGGCGATGATGTCCGGGAGATAGCCAAAATTAACATTACTCTCCAAAAAGAAGAGGATGGTTTATATAATTTAGGTGGATTGGATTTTAAGGGATGCTTCTTTTCTGGACAGAACTTCAGTAACTATGATATTCAATATGTGAACTGGGGAACGTCATTGTTTGATCTTGATACTCCGTGTATTTTTAATGCGCCTGCTTACAACAAGAGTAATGAAAAATCATTAAAACCTGTGAGCGAAAACGGTTTAAGTGGAGTCTTGACTGATCGTAATAATAAAATAAAACTCATCACGGGCGTGGCACCATTCGATGATATTTTATTTATGGATGATGACTTTGATGATAGTTCCTCTGAGGATGATCCCGTTGAGAATAGTCCTGTTGTGACTAGTCCCGTTGTATCAAGTTCTAAAAGCAGTTTTCAATGATTAATAAATGGCTATTTTTACAAAGAGATAATAACGTAGATTGAAACAATATGTATTATTGATTGATTAAACGGGATTATTTTTTACACTACAACCATTTTGCTGCCACTACCAAAGAAAAAGGGGCTACGCTTTCACGTAACCCCTTGATTTATTTGTTGAGCTGGCGGTGTCTGAATTGGTGCTGTAATTGGTTGAAATATTTATTCTAATGTCTGGTTCAACTTTCCTTAGCTGCCTGAAAGTTTTTTTGATCTTACCCATCAATAATAGGGTTACGGTACACCACGCCTGACTGATGAACTGCGTGCTCAGGGTTACCTCTTCAACGTAAAACCGTGGCAGGAGGTCCGGACTGAAAAAACTGCTCAGGACATTATCGGCGGTGGACGCACGGGTAGTCTGTAAACCGAACCGACTGGGGCGCAGTATGTGGCATCTTGTCGTGCTGTTGGAGGAGCTGTGCAAACGTGGTATTAACTTTCGTGCTCTGGCCCAATCTATATTTGCCCAACAATGGGGGGACGAATGCTGTAAAAGTAAAAGAATCTGCGATCTCAAAGTTATTGTGTTATTTTTATGTGAGCAGAAGATATTCATCAGAAACGATTATGTAAATCATTTTATTTTGCCGACGGCCTGATTGTCGAAAGAAAAGAATACCCCCGTATTCCCTGAATAGATTGACTTTTTTATCCAACCATACTTCAGCGCACTGCGTTTAAAAAATGCTTCTTTCTTATGTGGAATATCATCATTTCATCATGATGTCTTTGATGAGCGGTGAACACAATACACTTGCGCTGTCTCTTCAGGATGAATCCCCTGGTCTGGTGCCTGTGGGCTGATGTTGCAGCAGAGCTAAGGTCGCTTAAACGCTACTCAGTATTCACTTTTCAGAGGATGAAATTTATGAACAGGACCAGTCCCCATTATTGTCGCCGCTCAGTACTTTCCTTATTGATATCTGCCTTGATATATGCCCCGCCTGGGATGACGGCCTTCACTCCTGATGTTATTGGTGTGGTAAACGATGAGACTGTAGATGGCAGCCAAAGAGTAGATGAACGAGGTACAACAAATAACACTCATATTATCAACCATGGCCAGCAGAATGTTCATGGCGGGGTATCTAATGGAAGTCTTATTGAATCGGGTGGATATCAAGATGTAGGAAGTCATAACAATTTTGTGGGGCAGGCTAATAATACAACCATTAACGGAGGAAGACAGACAATTCATGACGGGGGCATTTCCACCGGTACGATAATCGACAGTGGCAATCAGGACGTTTATACAGGTGGTATCAGCAATGGAACGACAATTAAGGGTGGTAATTCACACATAAGTGGGGGGACTGCGAATGGAACCATCATTGATGGTGGAGGGCAGAAAGTAACAACTCAGGGGCATGTTGATGGTACAACGATAAATAAGTCCGGTTATCAGGACATCACGCAAGGAAGTATTGCAACGAACACAATCATAAATGGTGGACGACAGTATGTTGAACAGAGCACAGTAGGAACAACCACCATTAAAAATGGCGGTGAGCAAAGAGTATATGAAAGCCATGCGCTGGACACGACGATTGAAGGTGGAACTCAGTCTCTGAATAATAAGTCAACGGCAAAAATACTCAGATCTATTCTGGTGGTACGCAAATTGTTGATTACACCAGCTCCTCGGATGTTATTGAAGTTTATTCCGGTGGCGTGCTTGATGTTAGTGGTGGTACGGCAACAAATGTTACCCAGCACGATGGTGCAATTTTAAAAACAAACACTAACGGTACGACGGTGAGCGGTACGAATAGTGAAGGTGCATTCTCCATCCACAATCACGTGGCAGACAATGTGTTGCTGGAAAACGGTGGTCATTTAGACATAAACGCATATGGTTCGGCAAACAAGACGATTATTAAAGATAAAGGAACAATGTCAGTTTTAACGAATGCTAAAGCTGATGCGACCCGAATAGATAACGGCGGGGTAATGGATGTTACCGGAAACGCGACCAATACCATAATCAATGGTGGTACACAGAATATTAATAATCATGGTATTGCCACGGGTACCAATATCAACGGCGGAACGCAAAATATCAAGAGCGGCGGGAAAGCTGACACGACAATTATATCCTCCGGGAGCCGGCAGGTTGTTGAGAAAGATGGTACGGCAACTGGCAGCAATATTAGCGCCGGAGGCTCGCTGATTGTCTATACCGGTGGTATTGCACATGGGGTTAACCAGGAGACGGGCAGTGCTTTAGTTGCCAACACGGGCGCAGGGACTGATATTGAAGGATACAACAAGCTCTCTCACTTCACTATTACCGGAGGGGAGGCTAATTATGTTGTGCTGGAAAATACCGGCGAACTGACGGTAGTGGCTAAAACCTCGGCGAAAAATACTACCGTTGATGCTGGCGGTAAGCTGATTGTCCAGAAGGAGGCTAAAACAGATACCACCAGACTTAATAATGGTGGCGTTCTGGAGGTTCAGGACGGTGGTGAGGCTAAGCATGTTGAGCAACAATCCGGCGGCGCATTAATTGCTTCCACAACTTCCGGAACCCTTATCGAAGGAACCAACAGTTATGGTGATGCTTTCTACATCAGGAATTCAGAAGCTAAAAATGTAGTGCTGGAAAACGCTGGCTCATTAACAGTCGTCACTGGTTCCCGGGCAGTTGATACGATTATTAATGCCAACGGCAAAATGGATGTTTATGGAAAAGATGTTGGCACTGTACTCAATAGTGCTGGCACCCAAACAATATATGCCAGTGCCACTTCTGATAAAGCAAATATCAAAGGTGGCAAGCAAACGGTATATGGATTAGCCACTGAGGCAAATATCGAAAGTGGTGAACAAATTGTTGATGGTGGGTCAACAGAGAAAACACACATCAATGGTGGCACGCAAACCGTTCAGAATTATGGTAAGGCAATCAATACCGATATCGTCTCTGGCCTACAACAAATTATGGCAAACGGGACAGCGGAAGGTTCCATTATTAATGGGTGTTCACAGGTAGTTAATGAGGGCGGTCTGGCTGAAAACTCGGTGCTTAATGACGGCGGCACACTCGATGTGCGGGAGAAAGGCAGCGCAACGGGGATACAGCAGAGTAGCCAGGACGCTTTGGTTGCAACCACCAGGGCGACGCGGGTCACAGGAACACGCGCGGATGGCGTCGCGTTCAGCATCGAGCAGGGTGCGGCGAACAATATCCTGCTGGCAAATGGCGGCGTGTTAACCATGGAGTCAGACACCTCTTCTGACAAAACACAGGTCAATACGGGCGGACGGGAGATCGTCAAAACAAAAGCCACTGCGACAGGCACGACGCTCACCGGCGGCGAACAAATCGTCGAGGGGGTGGCGAATGAGACAACGATTAACGACGGCGGAATACAAACAGTTTCAGCTAACGGAGAGGCAATAAAAACAAAGATCAATGAAGGCGGTACGCTGACAGTTAACGATAATGGCAAAGCGACAGATATCGTCCAGAACAGCGGTGCCGCTCTCCAGACGAGCACGGCTAACGGTATTGAAATCAGCGGTACTCACCAGTACGGCACTTTTTCCATTTCCGGCAATTTAGCGACCAATATGTTGCTGGAAAATGGCGGTAATTTATTGGTATTAGCAGGTACCGAAGCTCGCGACTCCACGGTTGGCAGCGGTGGAGCCGCCAACGGCAGTTATCGCAGCAACGGGCTGGGCGGTCACATTGAAACCGGGATGCGATTTACCGATGGTAACTGGAACCTGACGCCGTATGCATCGTTAACGGGGGTTCACCGCTGATAACCCTGAATATCATTTATCCAATGGCATGGAATCGAAATCAGTCGATACCCGCAGTTTATATCGTGAACTGGGTGCAACGCTGAGTTACAACATGCGTCTGGGGAACGGTATGGAAGTTGAGCCGTGGCTGAAGGCGGCTGTGCGCAAAGAATTTGTCGATGATAACCGGGTGAAAGTGAATAGTGACGGTAATTTCGTCAATGATTTGTCGGGCAGACGTGGAATATACCAGGCAGGTATTAAAGCCTCATTCAGCAGTACGTTAAGCGGGCATCTTGGGGTGGGGTATAGCCATGGTGCCGGTGTGGAATCCCCGTGGAACGGGGTAGCTGGTGTGAACTGGTCGTTCTGACCATCAACGAAAAAGCCCACATCTGTGGGCTTTCATGTCACCAGGAGCCGCGGCTCCTTTGCGTATCCTTTTATGTCTCTTCACCGTCTGGTCGGTGTCCTGCTGAGACTGCTAACTTCCTGTTTTTATTGGTGTTGTCCTTATACCGTCCAATCATGATTGGGGCTGGCGGAGTCTGAATTTGTATGTTATATCTATGTTTTAATTGGTTATTTATTTAAGTTGTTTTTGTTTGTATACCTAAGCGTATACCAATAGCGGGGTGCAATACTTATTGAACTTTAAAAAAATCACGCTAAATAGGTCTTCTATATTCAAAAAAACTCTTTTTTCAATAAATTGTTCACACTGTTCACTTTGGATTTTTACCATTCAAAATCAAGGAAATAGAAGTTAACTGTACGGTGAAGAGTGAACAGATAACTCTACATTCTTGTGCCAGCAAAAATAAAACCCGGCATCAGCCGGGTTAGTTGTAATTATTTGATTGTTGGCTCATCGCACTTGGGTAGCCAGTCTGCATTACTTTCCTCTTTTAAAGTGAGGTTAGTCTGCATTCCCTGATTAGTTCGCCGTTTCTCATAATGTAGCCCGTACTCCTTCAGCATGACTGGCAACCCTTTGCCAAACATCGTAAGACTCAGGGTGTTTTTATATCCATTAGCCTCCATGTATACGAGGTAGGCATGGTAAAGGTAGGTACGTGGCTGGCGTGGGACAATATTGGCGTTCCCCATAAACATGCCGTTGGTGTCAGGTAATGCCTCAAGATAGCCACAAAAATCAAATGCTGGATCAGCATCACGCTTGATGGTGAGAGCCTCATCAGAATTCTGCTGCGACTGAAGCAATGTTCTGGCGCTCATCGGATCGCTGAAACGCTGCATGAGCTGGCGAACAATCACAGCCAGTTCTCGTGCAATTTTATCTTTCAGCTGCGGATCGCGTTCTTCCGGTGCTATCTGCTCAGGAAAATGCAGAATAACTCTCCTGCGGGACACACCACCACTGCGATCAGTGAAGCGCATAGGATTATTATTTACGGCCAGGATAACCGCCGGAATATGTGTTGAATAAGCATTCTGATATTTGGGGTCCACCGATACCGCATCGCCACCAGTTATAGCCTTAAGCCCGGCGCCGTCGCCGCTCCACTTCTCCTGATCAGGCAGGCGAATAAGAGAAAAACCTATCAGAGCCGCACGTTCTCGCGGGGACTCCAGCGTTTCAATGGTCGCAGAGGTGGCGTTATCCTCTCCAGCAAGCATGGTCGCAATTTCAGCCAGAATACTTTTGCCACTTCCACCAGGGCCAGTCACTTCCAGAAAGAGCTGCCAGTCATAGCGATTCGCCAGCACCATAAATAACGCCGCAAGAATAATGTCGCGTTTTTCTGGCTTGTGTCCGGCAGCCCGGTCCAGCCAGCGCCAGAATGCCGGGGCATGAGTTTCAAGCGTTTCCCCCTCTACCGGTGGCGTGAAATCGACTTCACACAGGGTACGCAGCCAGTTCTCTTTACAGTGCGGACTAAACAGCCCTGTTCGCGTATCGAGGACGCCATTACGAAAACCGATCAGATGACGTGCCGGATTTTGCTGCTGCGGAACAATTAACTTTAATGTTTCCACCAGTGAAGCAATTTTTCCTGAGGAAAACGGTGCACCGAGGCGCTGGAAAAGGGCTGCGACATCTCGGGCAAAATCTGACTGAGAAATCACTTTCCACGCTCCAGACTCGTAGCGGGATAAAAGCTGCCCGTTCGGATCAACCGCCAGTGCATCCCTGTAATGCTCCCGAACCCTCTGAGCTTTTTCGCTGACACTCATCGCTGTGAATTCTGCTTCACTCATTGTGTCGAAAGGACTGGCGTTATGTGGCTTCAAAGCCTCAAGAATTGCCTTCCGGGTGGATTCCTCTCCGTATTGGGTAAGCGCATCATTCCAGTCACCAAAAACCGGTGGCAGCACAATGTCACACTGACACGCTTTTGCAGCAGTTTCAGCCCTGTTCTGGCCTGAACCATTCAGATCGCGGTCCGCTGCAATAATTAACTGATATCCCGGATACTTGTTATGGGCAACGCTGGCCAGAGAAAGAAAGTTGACCGACGAAAATGCCACCATGACGGCTTCTCCTGTCAGATGACGAATGGTAAGCGCCGTGGCGTAACCTTCCGCAATCCACATCCTTCTTACAGAACTCCCGCCCCCTTCTATCAGATGATAGGCCTCCTTAACCTGACCTCCTTTAAGAAAACACTTGCTACCATTGCCACTGATAAGCTGAATATTCACCAGTTCCCCGTCAGCGTTATAGAGCGGGACGATCAAATCACCGGGGTGGAACATCACCCCACCGGTTTTATGACCTGAAGTCAGCTCATGGCAAATATGCTCCGGGAAACCTTTATGTGTAAGATAAGTATTTCCGGCAGATTCACGCGAGGCTTGCAGTAGTCGCGCGGCAAGTGCTGCTGCCGCCTGTTTCCCGCCATCTGTATCTGCGGTTGACGTCCAGACTCCAGAAGAGGCTGAAGACAGACTATGTGTCAGTCCATGTATCCTGTCTGCTGCTTCACTGATATCCACATTCAGTACCTTGCTGACAAGCGCTAAACCGTCCCCAGCCCCGCACTGGTTGCAGAACCATGTTCCACGTCCTTCCAGATCGTCGAAGCGAAAACGATCTTTACCGGCGCAGACCGGACAAGGCTGATGGCGATTTTTCAGTATGTTCATACCCAGCGCTGGCAAAATCCGCGCCCAGTGACCGCGGGCAGCCTTCACGGCCTGACTGACTTTCATTCCTGACATGATGCAGTTCTCCCTCAGTGTAAAACCGGCTTTATAATGTGACGGACGCATAACTCATCCATTACGGCTATTCCGAGCTGGGAGAGTGCGGGGCAGGACATTAGAGGACCGGATTCCATCAGGTCTGAAAGCAGGGCGCAGGCGATTTCCATGCCTTTTGTTTGCCCGTGCTGTCGCAGATAAAAACCTTCAAGCTCACGGGCAATGGCGGTTTCAATTTCATCCAGAGTGAGCTGCAGGTGGCGGTTGTGCTGATGGCAGATACTCAGCCAGGCGCAGGCAACCGCGCGGCGATATAACGCCAGCCGAAGTGAGAGGGGAAGAGTGCGTGATTTCATTGCACCACCTCCTTGTTCATCAGGTCATCCTGGCAACGCTGTACCACGCCATCAAGCTGTTCTGTCATCAGATAAATCAGGGAAACCAGTTGCTCACATTGAGCACCTGCAGGTTTTTCATAGCAGTCCTGAAGAACAGCCATTCCGGTGACAAATTCCCCCACGTTACGAAGATGCTTGAGGCGGACAATATCGTCATAAGAAATTGCGGCGTGATTCATCACATCACCTCCCCGGCAGGCAGCCGTGCAGAAAGGGAGAGCACATAATCACGGACCAGCGAAAGGCGTGCAAAGCGCTCATCGCAGGCCACGGTGCGAAGCATACAGATGCGGGGTTGAGTGTCAGCACGGCGGATTGCGGCAAGCACAAAGACATATTGCGGGTAAAACGGGGTGAGGGTTGTAGCCATGATGGCAGCCTCCATTGAGTAGCGGTTATTGCTACCACCGGAAACGCCAATTTCACTGGTGGCAGCCCGAACGGGGTTGGCGTAACCGGCCTCAATGGATACCGGCCAGCCCGAAGGCTGCCCCGCCCGGACTGCCATTATCTCGAAAGAACCACGGTGTACGCATAAACACCACAGCCTGGAAAATGGGTGTGCCAGAGCTTCGACGAAAAAAAAGACGCTTGGCGCGTCTGGTGTCGCCATTGAGTTTCGCGGAACGCCAATTCCGGCTGCCGATTTTGCGGCAGCGGAAAAACTATACCTGGAAATGACTGCAGGATGCAAGCCAGAAAAATGGGGATTAATGCGTTCAGGCATCATTATGCATCACATCCCCGTCCGCGGGCACTTATACGATCCGCCATCCATGCGCTTACCTCTGACTGTGCCCAGGCAACATTTTTACCACCAAGCGGGATCTGCTTCGGGAAAGCATCGCGGCTTATCAGGTCGTATATAGTTGAGCGGGACAAGCCGCATAAATGCATCACCTCGGGAAGACGTAAAAATCGCTCATGCTGGTTCAGCACAGGAAATAATGGCGCAGCCGGAGCTGGCGCAGAAACAGAAATATCATGCATTTATCTACCCTCTTTAATTCCTTCATCAGTCCGGATAAATCCCCCCGGATTCAGGTAGTTCCTTATTATGTATATATTTCTCGCTTACGCACCCATTATTTATTTAGCGTCACATATTGATTTAATGGAATTTAAAACTATATCAAACCACATAAAATGGCATGATAGATATTATGTCTGCGAACTATAAATACAGGGACATTAATAGGAACTAACTTTCATCCAGGGGTTACTACCCCATAAGTCATAGAACTTAATGGTACTGAAACCGCAACCCATTCAGCAGGGATGCACAATTTCTACATATGGCTTTACATTGCAAACCTAACTTCAGGATATACTCATGAATTGCATCAAGCTCAGAAGAATTAGAACCGCATAAAATCAATAACCACGCATTCTTAACCTAAAAATATATCCAAATAAATTCATAAAAGACCGAGCAGTTCTAGTTTTATAAAAATCAGATTGAAATGCAACACCAGGGAAAGGGGGGAATCATGTTATTTCCCGGCAAAGAAAAATCGTCTATTTCATCATCTGTTGAATACTACTGAAGAGTGGTGAATAGTTGTGAGGAACAATAATGAAATAATCATTCGGAATAAAAATTTCACTTTTGATGAAAAAAAATCATAAATCACGCTACCTTCCGATGAACACTCATGAACAGTCACTGAATACTGCCTTGTCAACCCTTCACCTCTTAACTAGCTGTATTATCAATTTTTTTATCAAAGTGAACAGTAGTGAATAGTATTTATTAAAGGAAAGTTGAAGATCAGACATGACACATTTCTCTGGCTAGCCAGAACAAGGTCATTGTTCTGTCACTGACACAATCCCCCTCGGTAGTGCGCTTGTATGGGCATCGGCACAATTGACACGACAACAAAACACTACCGGAGCATTCATGACTACTGTTAACCAGATCTCTGATGCAAACATTACATCCTCCCTCCCGCCGAAAATTCGCGAAGCGGTGGAAAAAGTTAAGGCAGCAAAAGCTGTCTGGCAGGAAGAACGGCGAAAACAAACTGAAGCTGCTGCAATGATTGAAACTATCCGTAAACGTCAGGAAGATACAAAAACGGAAACGCAGGCGCTTAATGATGAATGGCGAAACCTGTTTCGTGAGAATCAGGGAAATATGACACCACGCATGAAAAAACTGCGGGCAGAAATCGCCCTCGGACGCGAAACACTGGATGAGTTCGAAGATTTGCTGGCAGCTCAGGTGGCAGAAAATGAATTCCTGCCCTGGAAAACTGCGGATGCTGCAAACCACTACATCAGCGAACATAATCGCCTGATTGAAACTCATGCAGTGTGGCTCTGGAATGAGTTTATGAAGGAACACGGCCAGAAACTTATTCAGATCCTTGGACTGTTGAAAATGACTCTGGGCCGAAGCGCTTCTGCTGTTATCGGTGTAGTTCATACCGTAAACGACCCCGAAAGTGTGCTGAAGCAATTTATCAGCGAGCAACTCACCACTCCGGTACTGTCCTGTAACGTATCTTCAACGGATGATATTACCCTGCCGGGGATCAGCATTTATGCGGACGATAAAGCCATCCAGGATGCCAGACAATCCCCCAGCCCTGCAGCGCGTTCACGGATGCTTAAACAGCGTGACATGGTTAAAGGGGGCGAGAAGAAATGAATGCCGGAACCATTACTCAGGAAGCTCTCAACGATTACCGCTCGGCGATAAAAAGCTGGCTGACACTACGTAATACGCAAAGTACCTACCAGCTTCGTCTGGCGGCTCTGCTGAATACTGAAGAAAAACCGGCAGCATATGCCAGCCAGCTTGAGGAGCTTCGTGAGCGTCTTGCTGTCCTCGAATGGCAGATTAACTGTGCTGCACGGGATGGTCTTTATGCTCACCAGATTGTGCTGGAGAGTTGTGTTACAAGCGCAACGGAAAACTTCATGAGCGAGCATGGTGATGCACTCACTGACGCACTGGCTCCTTTTCTTTGCGCTCCATACGGGCTTGAGGCGGCAATGAAAATATTACGAACCGCTGTAGCCCGACAAACGGAAGTGCGTACTCCGGTAATTTCAGCAGCATACAAGAGCATTATCGACGAAACCGGATTAACGGTGGATGCATCAATGTACGCTGATGCTTCAACCAGTTTCACCCCGGCACAACATAAAGTTTTCCTGGCCCGCCTTAACCGACTTAATGAAAAAGGAGGGTACTGATATGGCCCTGAAGTGTCCTGAATGTGGGACGGTCGCTCACGCCAGAACCAGCGCCTATGAAGCTCCATCGGTTAAACGCTCATGGTATCAGTGCCAGAATCTGGAATGTTCCTGCACATTTACCGCTCTGGAAAGCGTGGATACGATAATTATGAAGCCTTGGCGCAATGAACAGGAATCAGACAAAGAACAAATGCCAGAAAAACAACAGCAAACTCTCAACCGCTATGGCTCCGCGTCAAAGCTGTCAAGCCGTCAGCTAATTCCTGTCTGATTAGCAAAATACGCCCACGTAGTCCCGGTCCAGTACCGGGATTTTTTACGCCTTTTCCCTGGCTGGCCTGAAGGCGTATGAGTGCATATCTATAGCGCATGAAAACGCATGAGTCTCATGCGCCATTTTTGACGCGAAAGCCCTTGTGTGGTGGCTTCTGAGACGATTTACGGGGTGCATGAAAACCAGTCTGTTAAGCGAAGCGGGCAGGCGGGCGGGGCAGCGCACGCTGTGTATGGTCAAAGTAACTTTTAACTTTCAATGAGTACCTGATTGAAAGAATCGTTTATCACGTTAAAGCGATAACAATGATTTTAAGCAGCGAGTGTGGTGTAAGTATCATTGTCGAGTAAAAATGTTGCAAGCTATTGAAATAAGTATATATTGCAAATGATGAGGAAAATAAAATATGCAAGGACCTACTCATGGATGCACTGCATGTCGCGCTTGAAAATCTGATTAGAGATGATGGTCAAACACTAAATAGTTATTTTAGTGAAGTTAAAGTTAATTCATTGATTGAAAATACAAATGCAACTTGTCATTTTCATTGCCTTAATCTTGATGGCAATGGACGTCCTCGGGTAGACGCGTTAATCCAATTCTTGAACGATAAAGTAGTTGATTATGCTATTCCAAGGAAAAAAATCAATGAGGCAGTGCAATATTTTAATGAAACACAATCAACAGCGAAAATAACAAAATTAGCAAATCAAGCAAAAAAATTATTTACTAGGCTTGCAAATAGTGGCGAAGGCGGTGAATTTATTCTTTTTTTATTTGCAGAGCAATTCCTTAGATTTCCACAAATTATTTGCAAAATGAGCCTGAAAACGAGTTCTCAAATGCATTACCATGGTGCAGATGGAATACATATAGGCGTAGATAAAGATAATAAAAAATTATGTTTATACTGGGGCGAGTCTAAACTCTATTCCAATCTGAGCAAAGGTATTTCTGAGTGTATGGATAGTATAGCTCCATTACTTCAAAGTTCTATGGGAATAGAAGGCGCTGAGACACGTGATATGCAGTTGCTGGAGTCGCACTTAAATGTTGATGATATAGAACTAGAACAAGCGTTGAAAAGATTCTTAGATCCTGATAGCCCGGATTTTAATAAATTGGAATACAGAGGAATATGCTTAGTTGGGTTTGATCTTAAAGATTATCCACAAGGGCCCAGTTCAATTGATATCAGTGAACTAGTTGCTTTGATTAATACTAAAGTCGGGAAATGGTCAACTAGTGTGCAAGGTGGTATAGTTAATAAAAAACTTGATCGCTTTGCTATGCATGTTTTTATTCTTCCTTTTCCTTCAGTAAAAGCATTTAGGGCTAGTTTAATTAAAGCATTGGAGAGTTGAAATGTCGTTGCGAGATTTATCTGGGTGGTTGATTAAGAATCAAGGATTCTTAAGAAAATATCAGGCATTAGTCGCTAACTCGATAAAAGATCAATTTCCAGAGTTAAAATCAGATGTAATCCCACAGATTAGTTCTGAGGATGTCGGCTATCTTTTAACATGTGCTAGTTCTTTGGCTTTCTCAAGTGATGAGAAATGCCAAGATGCAGCCTTAAGGATTGCACAGTATTGCTTATTGAATGAAAAAAGTGAAGCAAGAAAAGATAGTGCTGCATTAATTCTTGATTCATTATCTAATAATCCAGCAATACAACTTGCTGAAAATAGGGGGTATCTTAACCCTGATTTCGAAGAAAGATTACCCTTAAAGGCTCAGTTAGAACTAACTAAAAGAAAAATTCTATATACAATTGAAATAGATGCTGATAAGCATATTTATGCTAATAGGTTTCAATCAGAGTTTTGGGATGCGGTACAAGAAAACTCATGGGTTAGTGTCTCTGCTCCTACCTCTGTAGGAAAATCATTTATCCTGGAATCTTGGGTGGAGCAGTTTGTAAAAAGAAATAAGAATTGCTTAGTTATTTATATCGTACCAACAAGGGCATTGATTTCAGAAGTATATTCTGAGTTGCAAAAACGTTTGGATCCTAATTTAACAAATATAGTTAATATTCAGACACTACCATTGAGTAATGTATACCAGAGCGAAAAATCTAATGTCTTCATATTTACACAGGAAAGATTAAATTTATTCTACAATCATTTCTCACAAATTCCAAAGATAGACGTCTTAGTTGTTGATGAAGCACACAAGATCGGTGATGGTGGAAGAGGTGTTATTCTTCAACATGTAATTGAACTGACTTGTCTAAATAACCCTGATTCAAAAGTTATCTTTGCAAGTCCTTTCACCTTAAATCCTGAAATATTGCTCAGTGATGCTCCAATATTAAAAAACAAAAGAACTATAAAAAGTGACTATGTTACAGTTAATCAAAATTTAATATGGGTAGAACAAAAACCACGCAAGACCAAAGATTGGTTGATGTATTATTTTGCAAACGGTGAAAAACGCGAGTTAGGAAACTTTTCTTTAGAAAATGCACCATCTCCTGAAAGTAAAAGATTGCCTTTTGTAGCTCTTTGTTTAGGTAAGGGGGCTTCTGGTAACGTAGTTTACGTAAATGGAGCCGCTGAAGCAGAATCTACTTCCAAGCTAATATCTGCAAGTATAGAAAATGAGACTGAGGATGAAGAAATTTTAGCTCTCGTTGAGCTTAGTGAGACAATTATACATAAAAATTTCGCATTAAATCGCACTCTAAAAAAGAGAGTCGCTTTTCATTATGGCAACATGCCTTTAATAATAAAGGGCGAGATTGAACGATTGTTTAGTAAAGGTAAGATTGATTTTTTAATTTGTACCTCAACTTTAGTTGAGGGCGTAAACATGGCTTGTAAAAATATTTTTATAAGAGGCCCTAAAAAGGGTAATTCAACCCCGATGCGAGAAGAGGATTTTTGGAATCTTGCTGGCAGAGCTGGTCGTTGGGGAAAAGAATTCCAAGGTAATGTCATCTGCATCGATAGCGACAATGAAAAAATTTGGAATGGAGAGCCTCCAAAAACCAAAAAAAATATATTTATAACTCGCGCCACGGATGCTATTTCCCATGACATGGATAAGTTGGTTTCCTATATTTTTTCAGAGCATCATTTTGGTATGTCTGAGCGGAATCCTAATCTCCAGAGTCTATTTAGTTATTTATGTTCATCATTTTATTTTTATAATGGCTTGGATAATAATCCTTACATGGAAAAGTACAATATAAAAAATATCGATGTTTTAAATGAAGCAATATTTGATGTTTTTGATTCTTTAACTTTTCCACACGAATTGGTTGTGCGGCATCCTGGTATAAGCCCGCTTTTAATGCAAAACCTTTGGGATAGATTTTCGCGGGATACAAACAAACCTGTAGAGAGATTACTGCTTTCTGAACCTGGTAGTAATGATGCGTTAGATTCATATGTATCCGCATTCTCTAGAATTAGTGATACTCTGAGTAAGAAGCTAGGTTATAATTCAAAAGGAGCTTACGTACAGGCCTTGTTAGTTTCCAAGTGGATGAAAGGTTATCCCCTAGCAAGATTGATCTCGGATAGAATAAGATATAACAAAAAGAAAAATATTGTTTTCAAAGAAGCGACTTTAATACGAGGGGTTATGAAGGATGTTGAAGAGATCGCTCGCTATCAAGCTCCAAGGCTTTTAGGATGTTATAATGATTTATTAAAAAGCTTTTATCTTTCGATAGATCGCACAGACTTAGCAAAAGATGTTGAAGATATCGGTGTTTATTTAGAACTGGGTGTAAGTTTAAAAACTCAGATTTCACTAATAGGGCTTGGCTTTTCAAGAACTGCTGCTGTAATGATTTCAGAGCTTATTCCTAATGATAGTTTAGATGAGGAAGAATGCATTAATTGGATTAAGGACAATAAAGTTGACATGGAAGAACTGCCACAATTAGTTCAAAACGAAATACATAATATATTTCGTAACTTTTGGGTACAATAGTCTTATTTAGACGATTTTTTAAACAATCAATAGAGAAGTTTTTGAATTTTATCATTCTTCCAGTAACAAAAACTTCTCTTTTATAACACCGCTCAGGCTATTCCAGAATAGGCTTTGCTTACTTCACTATGCCTTGTGCCGCAATGCCTCAAAATAACAAGGCCATGTTGCAGTAACGCCTCACTACGTTCAGGTTCAAACCATTTCCCGTTAAATTTTCCTCCGTGAAAAAGATTGTTTCTTACACGGCGGATTAACAAAAAAAGAAATTTTGCTAAATCTTTTTCTTGTGGTAAAGAATCATCCCAAACTAAAGAGTCATCTTCTATGATTTGTTTTTTGGGTGGGTGTTCTTTAAAGTAGGTGATAGCAGCAATTAGCTCTGGATCAGTTGTGTTATTTATGATTTCAGAAACTTGCTTTGCATACTCATCCCAGTTCGCTTTAGCATCTTTTATTTTATGATGAAGTCCACATGCCTTAAGGCAATATTCATAACGTGAAAACTCTCTAAAGAATTCATAACATAAATTATCTAGATTATTCTCCATGAACTATATCTCCATGTATAACAAGTTAACTAATATTGATTGCGCTCGTACACTTTTTGGCCCCACCAATTCATAAGTCCTATTCGTTGCTCAAGGTAAGTTGAACGATTATATGCTCTGCGCACTTCATTTTTATCACTATGTGCAAGAGCAGCCTCAATTACATCTGCATTAAAACCCGCTTCATTTAATGCGGTGCTGGCAATTGAACGCAATCCATGAGCAACCAATCTACCACCAAATCCAATCCTTTTTAAAGCAGCATTTGCCGTCTGGCTATTCATTGGTTGCTTTGGGTCATTCCGACTCGGGAAAACATGTTCACGATGGGCACTGATTAGCTTCATCACATCAAGAATCTCTAATGCCTGAGGAGATAGAGGGACTATGTGTTCCCGCTTAGCCTTCATTCGTTCAGCTGGGATAGTCCAGAGCTTTGCATCGAGATCGAGCTCAGCCCACCTAGCACCGGAAGCCTCAGAAGGACGAACTAGAGTCAGGAGTTGCCACTCAATGAGGCAGCGAGTCGGAACAGACAAATTTGACATGACGAGAGAACGCATCAGCATAGGCAATTCTTCTGGGCGCAACGTAGGCATATTTTGTTTTTTTGGCTTCTCAAAGGCCATTCCAATGCCTGATGCTGGATTGGCATCAATAAGACCAGTATTTACGGCATAAATCATTATCTCGTTAACACGCTGCACCAACCGGCGCACCGTCTCCAGCGCCCCACGAGCTTTGATCGGTTCAAGGGCTTCAACCAGTGTTCGGGCTTTGATTTGCTGGACAGGGATCTCCCCGATGGTGGGGAATACGTCTTTTTCCAGTGAACGCCATATATCTTTAGCGTAATCATGGGTAACGCTTTTGCTTTTGAGCTGGAACCAGTTAGCGGCGACCGTCGAAAAAATACTGTCCAGAGCGATTTGCTGCTGTTCCTCTGCAACTTCAGCTTGAATTTGCGGGTCGATTCCGTTGGCTAATAGGGCAAGGTAATCTGCTCTTAACCCTCGGGCATCAGCAAGAGAAAGGGCAGGAAAAGCACCAAGTCCCATCATAGTCCGCTGTTTTGTTGCTGGGCGTTGATAGCGAAAGCGCCAGAGTTTCTTGCCGCTAGTTTTCACTATCAGGAAAAGCCCATCGCCATCATGCAGCGTTAGATCCTTCTCTAACGCTTTCGCGCGCAGAACTTCGGTGTTGGTCAGGGGGCGTGTTGTCCGTGCCACTGTGGCCGCTCCTTCATGAATTGGTATACGCTTTTAGGTATACATCCTACCGTATACCGAAACGTATACCAATAATCATCGGATTTAGCCGGATGTTCTCGGACAACGACAAACACAAAAAAGCCCGCAGGGCTTGTGCCATGCGGGCTTTCTGTACTTCACCGGACGTATCCGGATCATTATTTGGTGGAGCTGGCGGGAGTTGAACCCGTATCCGAAAAATGCTTAACCAATTGAATGTTAATGATTTTTCTAATTTAAAATACCTCACGTGCATTTTACGTGCATATCGTAGTACCTCTAACGTCCTGATTCTGTCCAACATTTTGAAATATTTAGGCGCCACTGGGGCGGTGATTAGCACGGTTTTGTGCTGTTCATAGCACTTCAAGACTATTCAATTCAGAGCAATCGTTGAAGAATTACCCGTAAGGTAATATCATACTATTTAGATAACCGCGGTTATCACCATCAAGGGCCACTGATGACGCTGTTATCATCAGTGGCTTTTTGTACCTTCACTGCACAGCCAGTGAAGTGTTGAGGAGACTAGCATGAGAACAGTAGCGAGAAGATCGATACAGACGATTGAGCGTCGGACTCAACTCGTCAGTTCTTTTGTTGACTCAAACACAGCAAACGAGTTCTTCGTGAGAAGACTGAGTGATCGTGTCTCCCCGGCACGTCAGCTGTTTATTGTGACATTGAACAATGAAGTTCGTGACGGTGACGTGATCCCGTTCGCTGAGATCGCCATGAACAAAGAAAAATTGCGCTATGTTGTGAAGCCAGCAGATCAGTATCCTCAGTATGTAAGCAGTAATCTGCTGAAGAAAATTGAAGCGGCAATTGCTCTATACATGCAGAAGAACTACAGGGAAATTAACTACCATTAAAAGGTTGCTGAATGGCTCCTGCGTTAATACCTTCATATAACAAGGACTTGAACATCACGCCATTTGGCGAAAAACGTCTTATTGAGTCATTCTATTTTTTCACTGCCGAGGCTGGCTTACTGAGGGCTGATGAGTACATTGTCAGTTCTGGTGAGTTTCAGTACTACTTGGATGTGTATCAACTGGGATGTTCCACCGACGACTTTTTTTTAGACTATGGCAGTGACCTTCTTGATTCGAAGGTTCCAATGCAGGATCTGGTCAATACCCTCTTGGGTCTTGATATGGTAGACGATAACAAAACGATAAGAATAGGTCGTATACAGTTCAACGACTTTAATTTTATCGAAGAGAACGGTCAGATGATGACCGGAAAGCAAGTGAAAAGCGCTGTTATCGCACAGGATTTCCAATCAGCAGGTTTGGCGCGTGAGATCTATAAAATGCTTGCGCGAAAGCATGAGTTTCTCATCTGCGATAACATTCAAAGTATTGCCGGTGGTGCTCTTTGGGCCAGTAGCATCATTCGAATTGCCGAGGTACGGATCTACAATTCACGCACGAAGAAATTTATGGACATACTTGGTCCAGGTGCGCGTGGTGTTTCAGGTACTTTGCCATGGAGTGCGAATGATCTGTCTGTAGATGAGATTGTTCGCTGGGGTCGTGCGTATGATGATGAAAACTGTTGTCGTCACATTGTACATGTTATCTGTAAGGACCGACTCATTGACGATCAATTTCATGATTATGTTTCGATAGGTGGCGCGACAGAATAACCATCAAACAGACCCGGCATTTACCGGGTTTTTTCTTCAAATCACTTCTTCATTCCAGCTTCCATTGCGGTTTTCCCGTCGTATTCAGCCAGGTATTTACCGTAATTGCGGAACAGCATTTCCGGCCCCTTATGCCCCATCTGCCCGGCAAGCCAGAAAAGGTTTACACCTTGGCTAATGTGTCTGGTGGCGAATGTGTGGCGCGTCTGGTACGGGTTACGGTAGCGCACACCAGCTTTTTTCAGGGTCGGCACCCATGCTTTTTTACGGATAGCGTCGGCGTTCGTCCAGGGTTCTCCCGTTTTCGGATCGCTGAATATGAACTCACTTTTCATAAAGGTGTATTGCTTCTGCGCCTGCAGGGCCGCCAGCGCCTCACTGTTCAGCTCCACCTTACGGGTACCGGCTTTTGTCTTGGTGCCTTTAAGTATCCCTACGACACTGGCCGCCTGAACGTGGGCTGTGTTCGCGATGGTGTCGAGATCAGCCCAGCGCAGCGCGCACAGTTCTGAGCTCCGCAGACCTGTATTGAAAGCAAAGCGGAACAGGTTTTCCCATTCCGTGTACCTGCAGCTCTGGTAAATGGCAAGGGTCTCCGCTGGCGTGAACGGGTCAACCTCGTAATCGTCGGCGCTCGGGCTGCTGTCGATCACGTGGTACCGGCTGGCGCTGACGAGGGTTACCGGGTTAATGGTCAGCAGGCCATCCGTAACAGCTTCATCAATGGCGCTGCGCAGAAACGAAAGGTTATTCCTGGTCGTTTTCAGCTTTGTTTTCCGGCTGGCTATCCAGTTTTTAAGGACCGCTGGCGTCAGTTCTGACACGTGGAGTTTATGCAGAGCTGACAGTGCCGACAGGCATTTTTCATAACCATTTATAGTCGACGGGGACAGGTTGCGGTTCTGGCAGATTTTCAGGTACTCGTCCAGGTAGGACTTTATGTTTTTGGTTTTCTTCACCACCCCGAACAGCTCCAGCTTTTTGGAGTTGGGGAAATATTTCGCATATTCAAAGGTGCCACTGACGATCTGGTTTTGTATCTCCCCGAGCAGGCGCTCGGCGTACTTCACACCGCGCGCGTTTGCTTCCATTCTGGAGAGGGGCTCCCGACACAGAACCCCTTTATATGTAAAAGTGATAACCAGGGTGCTGCCAGTTTTATGCTGGCGAATAGTTACTCCTCTAGGGAGAGATAATGATCCTTGTTCTTTCTTGCCCATTTTGTAATCTCCATTAAGTCGACCCAACGTTCTTTAACTCCGTCGACTTTTAATACATGTACCCCTTCTTTCCATATTCCTCTTTGTATCCGTTTGTTAACGGCATCAAGCGTTTCTCCCGCGTTGCGGCAGTAGGTTGATATAGGTACGCAATCCAGCCCCACAGTTCACCTCACACAATATTCAGCCCACGACAGTGGCACCACACTTCAAACATTCGCCTCACAATTTCACGACAGTAGAAACCGTCAACATCTCGTGTCAGGTCATAGCGATTTCCGTAACGCTGGTGTACCCATAGCTCAAACGCTTTATTCATTCTTTACTTCCTTTTCATGGCTCGTAATTTTTTCAAATGAGCTTCCTGCTCTGTTTCTGCCAGAATTTGTCGGTATTCCTGGTGATCGATCCGTTCAAACAGTTCATTAAAATCGTTTATTTTTACCGACTGTGTTCGCCCATCCATTCTTCTGTACAACACAGAGTTGTTTATGCAGCGAATAATTTTTATCGGGTAGCCAGCACTATCGGTGTATATCTGACCACTTTGAATCAGAGCGAACATTCCTTTATCCCCAGCGGAAAAGTGAATACAGAATAAATGCCACCGCTATTGCAACTCCTACTGCGGTGAATGCTTCAGGCCAATTCATCATTTCACCTCCACGCCGATCCCGGCAATAACACAATCCCGTTTGATAGCTTCTTTCACCCAGCGTTTATAGGTTTCCGGATGGAATTTTGCGCTTTTTCCAGTGCCGCTCCAGAATGCCTTTGATGTGATATCGGGCAGGGTGATGGTCAGACCTTTCTTCCTGATGTCTCCAGAACTTTTGCAAAAAGTTAATGCGACGCGTAGTTCTTTAACGCACGCATAGTTTTCTGCTTTCTCTGGATCGCCGGTACGGTGTTCAGCTTCTTGTCTGCACCATTTGATGACTTTCTCAGCGGCTGTGTGGAGACGCTGACGTTGCCAGTCGTATGTGTCGACCAGCCCATATGCGTGATCCTTTGCTTTGCTTAATTCAGCGACGAGGCATTCGGAATCAATCAGATTATTTTCCGCAGCGGACAGTGCTTGTTTCAGTCGCTCGATTTCTTCAGCCATGTAATAGCCGGTTTTACTCCAGGTATCGATGCTATCCCCCGTCATGTCTGGCTCCATGGTCGCCATCAGAACGGCATCGTGATAGTCCTGGCTACCGCTGGTGATTGCGACTGCGTAGGTGTCGCTGTTTTCACGCTTATGAATAAGCACAACCGGGTTTTTAATTTTGTTACTCATCGTCCTGCCTCCTGTTGAACTGTTTTATATGCCCGCAACATATCGCGGGTTTTACCGGATAAAACCGACTTCATGAAAAACACGCCACTGTGAGTTGCAATGACGTCCGGCGAACAAAGCAACGTAGCATCCACCACCCGGTTATGTTTACGAAATTCGAACACAGTGCTGGTGATCACGATGTTCGCTACGGCTCCGTAGTCCTGGTATTCGATTTTCATTCCGGATGCTCCTGAGCTACGTTGAAATCGTCATGATCACGACAAGGCATCACAACAAATTCAGGATTGCCATACATTGAGTTGATGATGGAATCAAACTGAATTCTGACCGCTTGCCCGTCACCGGAGGGACGTAACTGGACGGGAATAAATTTACGCTCACGACCAAACATCTTCTCTGGATAACTCAGGTAACCAGCCTGGATCACCGGGTGAGTACAGAGGTCAAACTTTTTCGGAATGATGCGTTCCAAATCCGGAAAACAACCGTCCACCAATTTAATGCCGGTAATGGACAGTCGTCGCTGAAACTGGTCGCGATGAACAGCGATCGGCTCTTTACTGAAAATTAGCTCTGTCGTTTCGGCTTTGGCCGGGACGCCACCTTCGAACTGGACAATGATGTTTTTCTTCGTCCGGATGCCGTGAGTCATGCGCAGTGCTACGAAACCATTGGTTGCCTCAATATGTTTTGGCGTGATGTGAAGACCGTTCAGGTAATAACGAACGTCGTTTTTAGCAGCGCACACCAGAGCGGCGCGAATAAGTTTTGACTGGATGATCATGCTTTATCCTCCCATCCGATCACCTGGAAAAGTCCCATCTTCGGGTGATACCAGCGTGTGCCGCGTGGCTCTGCCTCTGACATCATCTGATGAAATGCTTTCATGAACGGCTCCAGCTCCACGATAGCCCGGCGCGAAAGAAGACCATCAGGTGTCATAAATTCGTGCGTATCGGTTGGGATGCTGTAGGCATTGACCAGATTGCGACACTTGGCATCAGTCATTCCGCTTTTGGCGACCACCTGGCGATAACCGACATATCCGGCGCGCATATTTCCGCGTTTGATGGTTTCCACCGCTTCTGTGACTGTTTCGATCTGCTCTTCCACATGATTCAGGCGCTTCTGTTGACGAACGGCGTCGGCGGCCATCGCGGCGATCATCTCGATTTCCGTTAGCGGTGCGCGAGTACGGAAGTAGGCGTTAACTAAGTCGCGCTGAACCTTCCAGGCCAAATCATCGTTGAATGGCTTAGTAAGCATCAAGTACCCAGTTTCCGTAAATACTCTCAGGCCGCGAAAAGGCACATCAACATTGAAAGGACGTAATACGTTGTTTTCTGAATATTCAATAAGATACGTGTCAATTCCTTCAACAAAACGCTCTTTGTTACGAAGGTAAGCAGCGCTTGCGGTTCCTTCCGGTCGCTGGTGGACTTCATCAATCATCGCCAGCGTCACAACACGCTGACCGCGATATTCGACTGCCGGAAGCTGTTTGTTATTGATCGTTACTGTGTTCATTTCCGTCCTCCTTAGTGCATAACCGGCATGTCTGGCATACCTTCTTTCTGAATCTGTTCAATGAAGCTGTCATGCAGTATGTTGAATCCTTCCCGGCCCATCGCTGACAGCCTGAATCCGCATTTTTCGTCAGTTACAACCATGTCCTGATACATACGCAGCGCCAGTTGCTGGCCAACGTCAGGCCCGTATTTTTCAATTGCGCCCGCCTCGATATGGTTAGCGAGAGCGAAACGCTCAGACCACGGATAAATGCTGATTGAACCGGGTTTTCCGGTGTATACAACGGCTGTATCTACGCCGCCCTTGTCATTCTGAACATCGACAGTCCCGTTCTTCTCCTGCTCCTCAGCAATGAACACGGCGACAACAAGCCAGCGCCATAGGATGATTTGTTTTTCAATACACGGCATAAACCAGCCGCTTTCAATCCCTTCCATAATGCAAGCTATCAGATCGAGCCCGTCCGGAATTCGTTTGTCATAGTTACCGTTGTCGATCTGGCGAACCGCAGTTGAATAACCAATAATTCGATTACCAAAACGGATGCCTGTTAATGTAGGTTCAGGGGTAATGGTTGAATTAATCATCAATACTCTCCTTTTGGTTTGAAGGTTTATTGTTCATTTCCGGTCCTTAACTTTGCTGTATCGTTCATGGCTCATTACTTCCCAGTTCTGGCCGCCGTCTCGGGACAGCAGCCGCCAGCGGCGATTAACCCTCAGACTCAGGTTTCCGGAGCCGTGCATACGACAGGGATGAATTCGTCTGGCTCTGAACTGGCGGAGAACACGGACCGCCTGCAGGTGCACCCACTCAGGAATTCGTATCGCTGTCAGGGCCATTGTCCTTCTCTCCTGCAGGTGGGGTGATCGTGTAACCGGCGCGTTCAGCCATCCATAAAAAAGTCTCCAGCGATGCTGTAACCTCGCCGCTCTGAACCGGGCGCACGTGGATTACTTTCCCGTTCTCGATTGTCAGCACGATATTTACTGGTTCGTGCGTGATAATTGGTGTCTGATCACTCATGGCTTGTCTCCGCTGTGACTGATTTTTGTTTCTTGGCAAACTCGACCAGCTCAGCAATGAGATCGTCGATTAATACCTTTCCGCTTTCTGTCAGGAACTCACCGCTGCCATTCACATCTACGGCGTTGCTGTAAATTCCTCTGATGGCTTTTACGCCGTCAATATTCCCGTATTCACTGAGAGCCAGCTTTTCGAATCGTCTCAACAGACCATCAAGCAGTATTTCTGTTAATTCGACGGTGTTTATTCCCCCCTTAGGCATATTAATAATGATGCAGGTGCTTCCGGTTTTATGCTGGTGGCGTAATAACCCGGCTTTAAGTATTCGGCGTCGATATATTTCTATTAATTTATCCATTGCGCTGTTCTTCCTCCAAACTCATAGCTATTTCCTCCTCCTTTTCGGTCCATCCGTGAATCTCAGCGGCTAGGTCATAAACCAAAGCACATATAGTTTTAAGTTGAAATCTGTCGAGCTTGTCGTGATATTCATATAATGTTTGCGATAAACCAGATAACTGTTCTGCTTTGATATTCACGCCCTGAATATCCTGCCTTTTTAAAATACTCATAATTACCGTCCATATGTTTTTTTTAGGTAAAGTCGAGCGATTACCTCGTAACCGCAGGCCGCATAAAGGCATGCTGATCTATATGCCGATTTATCTTTGATGAAAGTCATACGAAGCGCCTCACAGCTAAAGATGCGACAACTCTTCCGTGAATACGGATGTCTTTTTGCTCACCAGTATTAAGTGCGAAAGTTTGGTAATGGAGATTGTCAGAAATATTCTTTAGTGACCCGTCCGGCAAGGGTTTTATTCTCTTGATAAACAGGTGGTTACGACCAAAAATATCGCCCGTAAAAAACATAGATATAGATGCTGGGTGTAAGAACGCGGCCACCACAATCAACGAAAGCAACAACAACCTCGCAGGGTTCGATAGTCGGCTGCATTGAATCACCTTCCGTCCTGCAACTCTTAACTCTGTTTCCAAAATCATTAATATTGTCAGAGCCGAAAAGCATTTGTGGTGTTTTAATTGGCTCGTTAAAAAAAGTGAATTTTGCATTTTCATTTCCTCAGGGTGAGTTTTTCCCCACCCGAAAAGGTGTTAATGACGATTAGTTGAGTTAATTACTTAGTTAAATGGTAGAGAGCATTTTTTTTATGTCAGGATGTTCATCAATGATTTTTTTAGCATCATCACATGCCTCGTCATATGACTTGAAGAAATCAACTAATACAAAATAATTTTCGATGCGTTCGTAAACGGCGAACTCCATCTCACCGGCAAATATCGTATTAAATTGGTAATCAAATCCTTTATCGTGAGGCTGCACAGCATGGCAATAAGACCAATGCGAATTTGCTGATCTAAGCTTGGCGTGAATATCAAATATCTGGCCAATTGGTTTATGTTGGGAGTTTGTGTTCATCTCATTGGCTCCGTTGGTTGCCGATGAAATGAATTTAGCAAAATGGTAAATCATGAGCAATACTAAAATGCTAAATTATTTGCTTTTTTCTTTATGCTTTTGATAAATATGAGTATTTGATATGCTGATGCCCATAAAAAAAACCGACCAAGAGGTCGGCTTGCGTGAGGATAATTGGCAGGCTACATGATTGGCATCTCATCATTGTCAACATAACGGGTATGTTTAACAATAGCCGAAACAAAGTGCATTTTCTCGATTTCATCCGGGCTTACTGTGATAGGCCTATGCTCGCTATTCACGCTGGAAAATTGAAAATCACCATCTCGAGTTTTACTCATTATCTTTATCATGTTATGTCCGTCCTTTGTGCGGACGAAGACTTCATCTCCAGGGTGGATAGGAGTGTTTGGCTCTATGACCACGTATTCTCCGGACTGGATTCTAGGCCACATGCTATCGCCTTTTACCTTCAATCCATAGGCGTCTTTATCCGCGCTATAGATCTGTAACCAGCCTGCATGGATTTCTAGCATATCTATCATTCCGTCTATCCCTAGAATAGCCTCTCCTACCACTGGAACTGCCCCCGGTCTGACAGCCCCTACATACTCTAATTCATTTTCATTAACGTCCTTTTCTCCATGTAGACCATCGAGCCACCCATAAGGTCGCTCCATAGCCGCTTCGATCCTTCTTGCCAGTTTGTCACCCACATTTCTGTGGCTATTTCGACCCAATAGCTGGCTCAATTGAGCAGGGCTTATCCTACACAGTTCAGCGAATGAGGCTTTAGTTGTGTGCCCATCTCGCTTGAGATATTCGATTATGAGCCGCTCAAGGTTTGATTTACGAATGCTTTTTATGTCCATGTAAAGATACTCTCATCATTTAGCAATGTGGTAAATACACAAAACGCTAAATGATTATTGCATTGTATTTAGCAAATCGCTAAAGTTGTTTCATTGCATAGGAGACCATGATGAACAACCAGCTACTTGCATGGCGTAAGTCCTCAACAAAAGAAGAATGGGTAGATCTTGCTGAAAAATCGGGTACATCTTCCGGTTACTTAAATCTCATCGCGTACGGCTATCGAAATGCTTCCCCACGCTTAGCTCTGGCGATTGAAACGGCTTCTAAGTCGTTTCCCGAAAAGCCAATTATAGCCAAAGAGCAGTTAGTTTTCAGATGTAGCGATAGCTAAATGAACGGTGGTTTTGAGGGAATGCCTTCTGATTTCAGCCAAGCAGATTCCTCTTGGATTCAGCAGCAGTTACTTAGCCTGACACCAACTACACGACAAAAAGCTATCCAGCGTTATGCAGCTGTGTATCAGGAGACGTTCGAGGCCGAACCCGTTTCGTACCGCAAGGAGAACCGGGCAAGGCATGAAGCAAACACAAGGCTTCGCCTGTTTGTGAGAAATCAGGGCAGAGCTTTACAGGGGTATACAACTCAGCCGCCCCTGGCAGGAACGCAATCGCGCTCCTGATTGGTACCGGGCTTAAAGGTGTCCGGTGGCTGAATCCCAAATCTCATTGCATTTTTGTACTAGTTAAAGAGTGCGCACAAAATTCAATGAGAGGAGGGGAGGGGGAGGAGTGCCCGTGTGTTAGTGCGAAGCACTGGAACAGGCTTTTCCAACAGACGGGTACATAGGTTAGGTAGATCTCGATCTAAAGGGGGATACCCCTGAAAAAACGGTTGTACCAGAAAGCTAGTACAAGATGGATAAAAAAGTATGAGTGAAGACCTGAAGCAAAATTTAATCACTCTCATGGAAGAGCGATTCATTCGCTCCGATGACAAAGTTGTTTTCGATTATGTGATGCAGAAAAAAATCAAGTCTCAGGGATACCACCTGCAACGCAATTTCAGCATCAGCATTAGCGGTGGTCGTAAAGGGTTTATTGATTGCCTGGTTACATCATCAGACGGCCAGCAGTGTGCCATTGAGGTCGATAAGAAGTCTCCCCGCAACCGTTCGTTGGTGAAGCTGGCTCAGCTACCTGAGGGGATGTCAGGTTTTGTCCTGCTCAGGGATGGTAAGCACCCTCTTCGATATAGCGAGAACGGAATTGACGTTATTCGTGCGACGAAATTTAAGTGAGTTGATTCGGAAGGGGGCTGGCAGCCTTTGGGGAGGCCGCCAGCCATGTGAGGAGGAATCCATGAAAACCACATCACAAAATTATTATCTCATCACTGCGGGGGCAGCACAATGCAGCTGACAATCACGCCGAATTTTGCACAGGAGCGTGCGCTAAACATGTTGCGCCGTGACTGGAAGGCAAACGACACCTTCATGGTGTACTCGCCAACCGGTAGCGGTAAAACGGGTCTGGCAGCCTTCATAGTTGCTGGTTTTGTCAGCCGTGGTATGCGCGTTCTGTTCTGTGTTCCGTACACCATCCTGATTGGTCAGACGGCTAATCGGTTTGTGCAGTATGGTTTACCTGGAGATGAAATCGGTTATATCTGGGCGGATCACCCGAACTACGATCCGGACCGGAAAATTCAGATTGCCAGCGCTGACACGCTTATTCGTCGTGTTTTTCCTGAAAATATCGATCTGCTGATTATCGACGAAGCGCACCTGCGTAAAAAACGCATCCTGAAGGATATCGAATGTCTGCGCGGCAAAGGCGTAAAGGTGATTGGCCTGTCGGGTACTCCGTTTTCTCCGTTCCTGGGCAAATACTATGACCGACTGATTAAGCCGACCACCATCGGCGAGTTAATCCAGCGTGGCGATCTGAGTAAATACGAATTTTACGCGCCAACTAAGCCGGATCTGAAAGGTGTTAAAACCACATCTTCGCTTGAGTACGGCCGCGATTACAACGAAACACAGCTGGCTGAAATCATGTGCGGATCTACGCTGGTGGGCGACATCGTACAGAACTGGCTGGAGAATGGTCGGGATCTACCTACCATCGCTTTCTGCGTCAACGTAGCCCACGCCAATTACCTGACAATCCAGTTTAACCTCGCAGGTGTTAACGCTGAGGTAATGACCGCAGACACTCCGGTAGATGAGCGCCAGACCATCATTCACCGCTTTGAAACCGGTGCAACGAAAATCATTGTTAGTGTGGGCGTTCTGGTGGCCGGCTTCGATAGTGACGTTCGTTGCATCATCTACGCCAGGCCAACAAAAAGCGAAATTCGCTGGTTACAGGCTCTCGGGCGTGGACTGCGCACCGCACCGGGTAAAGAGTCCTGCCTTATCTTCGATCACAGCGGCACCGTGCACCGTCTGGGTTATCCGGATTCAATCGAGTACGACGATCTTCCCGGTAAGTCTGACGGCATGGAGGAAAGCGCGCGCCGCGCAGCTGAGGAACGGGCCGAAAAACTGCCACATGAATGCTCTCAATGCCACTACATGAAGCCAGCTGGCGTCTATGTTTGCCCGAAATGTGGACACAAGCCGCTGCGAGGTGAAGACGTTGATACTGACACCAGCCGCAAACTTAATAAGCTGGGTAAAAATCAGCATCAGTCGACGAAGGCAGAGAAACAGTCCTGGTGGAGTCAGATCAAATTTTATCAGCGCCAGCGTGCTTCGCTGGGGCGTCCAGTCAGTGATGGATGGTGTGCTCACACTTTCAGGGAGAAATTCGGTGAATGGCCTGATGGGTTGAGCAGTTTCCCGATGGAAATAAGCCCAGAGGTAAGTAACTACATCAGACACAAACTGATCCGGTTTGCTAAAGGTCGTGAACGGACACGGAGGATGACGAAAAACTCATCCGAAGTGCTTTCTCTGCCACTGGTTGTTGGTGGCCGGTATGTTCCACCGGAAGGAAGTGAGGCTTGGCGCATTATGCAGGCAAAGCAACAACTCCAGAAAAATATAAACAGTCTGAGTCAGTAAGATGAAAACAGCAGATGCAGCGAAAGGCCGTTGGCCTGAAATATTAGAGCACTTCGGCTTGCCGCCGATAACCGGAAAAAATCACTTCAAGGGTGAATGCCCGGTATGCGGTGCACGTGGTAAGTTCAGAATTGATGACCGCGACGGTGCAGGAACGTGGATCTGTGTATGTGGTAGTGGCGATGGTATGAAACTTGTCACCCTGACACAGGCGAAGCCATTTAACGAGATTTGTACCGAAATAGACCGCCTGATCGGTAATGATTACCAACGGGTTAAAATCCCGGTAACCAGCAGCGCCACCAGCTTACGCAAACGGGTATTGAGCAAGTTTTCAAAACTGGAGGCACTGCGTGGTACATCCGGCGCAGCGTATCTTAATTCTCGTGGAATATTCAGTCTTCCTGCTGAGGCGATCCGGTTCAATGCCAGGCAGAGACACAACGGGAGTGTGTTCCAGTCTCTTTATTCACTTGCTACGGACGATAAAGGGGAGTTGTGCTATCTGCACCAGACTCTGCTTGATGGTGATAAAAAAGCAGATATCGGTAGCAGTGCAAAGCGCCTCAAATCCCTGCAGGAAGATAACTATCTGGATCACGCTCGTTCTGTAGCTATCCGCATGTTTCCTGTCGCCAGCACTCTGGGTATCGCCGAAGGCATCGAAACAGCGCTGTCAGCGCACCAGATTTATAACGTGAACACCTGGGCAACCATTAACAGCGGCTTTATGAAAAAGTTCCGCGTACCAGCTGGTGTTCTGCACCTGATTATTTTTGCCGACCGTGACGAGAACAGCGCCACCGGGCTGGCTGCGGCTTGCGAATGTGCTCATGCCAATCTGATGGCGAAGAATGACCTGCAGCGCGTGAGCGTGTACTGGCCGGATCACGATGATTTCAACAATATGCTCATGAACGGTGATCAGGTTCGAGAGCTGGTTTTCCATAAGAAAAAGGCGGCTGCGTAATGCGTACTGATAACAACGAACATAAAGTACTATTCACCATCCCGACGGAAGCGTACAGCTCCGCCCTCGCAAACATCAAGCCCCTGCCCGAGCAGAGGAGAATCACCGGGCATAAGCAGACTGATGCTTATCTTTGGGTGCTGGAGGTTATCCGTCTGAACGAACCCGCACATCTGGATGCTGCTGAGGCCGCGCTGGTGAAAATTAAAATTTCCCCAAAAGAGGCCCAGGAACGCTATTCGCGTTATCTGCTGGCGAATGGTGGCGATCCTTTCCAGATTGCTTTCGGTACCATCGGCATGGATAACCCGGCACAGGCAATCAGAAACGCCAGGGAGAATATCAAAAAAGCAGCATCAGTCAGGGCTATGTTTGGTAGCTATGAAGCAGCACTCGAAGATGTGGAAGCCGAGCGAGTGATCAAGTCTTCCCAGAAATTTATCGACGATCATCTCTGGGGCTGGACTGCAGCCGAGAAGAAAGCGGGCAGCATTGACGGTATCCGTATGAATGAAATTGATGATCAGCGTCGTGCATATGTTGATGGTTATCGTGATGTACTGCCAGAGCCTCATACATTGTCAGATGTAGTTCGTGAGTTTGTTTACTGGGACTGGCTCTACAGTGTTCGCCACACTGCGACTAAAGAACAGGGCGATGAGTATGGTTACTCTGAGCATCACGAATCGGTATATGACCGCGAGCGCTACCTTGAAAAATTGCTGATGACCATCAAACCGGTGACACGGGCTGAAGCCGTGGAGGTGTGTCGTTGGTTTTTGGCAAGCGGAAAGGGCGAATATATGAAAGACAATGGCGAGGCGGTTATTCTTAATCTGGTTGGGGAGTGTGAATAATGAAGCTTGAGGTATCGCTAAAATACTTCAGTCCTCAGGGAATGTATATCGGCGACGATGTGAAAGGAACCTCTCCGGAACGTCTTACAGGCACCGATGTTATGGCGGCTATTGGTACCACCAGCAATCGTGAGCGGTTTGGCCTGGCGGCCTTCTTCGGGAAGGCCGGTATCAGCAAGACTGATGAGCAGATGGCAGTCCAGGCGCTGGCGCGTCACGCGATGAAAATTGCACCGAAGAATGTGCGTAAAGCAGCTGGTGGTGAATTTGGCTGGTGTATGCTGGTACTGGCTCAGTTTGCTTTTGCTGAGTATTCCCGATCGGCGGCCACCAGCGTAACATGCCATAGTTGCAGTGGTACCGGACTAACACCCCGTAAGCAGGTCATTCGTAAGGTTTCATACCCATGGGGTAAAGCACCATATTGGGCCAGTCGCTCCCGTGCTGTTCGACCGTCAGACTGGGAGAAATGGACAGAGGTAACGGAAGTTGTACCAGTCGTTTGCGATGTATGTAAAGGGAAGGGAGTGATAAGTGCCAGGTGTCGTTGTGGTGGAAAGGGAGAGGTACTGGACCGCAAAGCCACAAGCGAGCGTGGTGTGCCAGTGTTTAAAATCTGCGAACGTTGCAGCGGAAATGGATTTTCCACGGTACCGTCTACCACAGTATATAAAGTTGTACTGAAGCGGATACCCGAGCTACATGTCAGGACATGGACACGTAATTGGAAGCCGTTTCTTGATTCTCTGGTTGACATTTGTCACCAGGAAGAGCGTAAGGCCGATATTGCTTTTCAGAATGTGACAAGTTTTGGTGATGATGTGAACTAAACTTAGGCTTTTTGCGACATTGCACTTGATTTTGTCCTAATCTGTCATGTATTCTTTTGAGCATGCGGAATAATGCGTAAATGATTTTGATAGAAGCCCCTTTCGGGGCTTTTATCATTTCAGCCCGTTTAAAAAGCGTTCGAAATTATGGAATTCAAGTTCATCCGCTGTCGATGAGTATTTTATTTTGTTTGCGATGGGACGCAGATTTTTTTTAGTTAGGAATTTACTGGCTTCATGTTTCAGTTTTTTTAATCGCTTGATTCGTTCTTCGATTGAACTGGCAATTTTGGCAACATTAGAAATTTCTGGGCTTGGGGCTGTTTGTAGATCAATACACTGAATTTTTTTTAGATCTTCTTTGAGCGCAACAAAAAAATCACGAAGATTGTTTTCTGGTAAAAGAACATGACTAAATGATACTTTTCCTATGTAGAATTCACTTATTGCTTCTCCAGACTCGCGCATGTGTTCATTCATTGCGAACAGAATTGTTTTGGTATTCTTATCAGTTTCCACTTCAGAAAGGGTTACAAGGCCTATCTGGCTCTTGGTCAAAAAACGAATTTCTGTAGCACCAAGTCTTCCGGAGTAATTGGAATTTTTACTATTTTCGATGGTAGAAGATAGATAATCTATTGTGGGTTTGATATTTCGTATCGTTTCAATATTTTTTTGCCACGCTTCACATTTACTTTTTGCGGTACTAATAATTTCCCGATTGGTTTCGAGTTGCATAAATTTATTGAAACTAAGAACGTTTTCACCAAATTCCACACCAAATTCGTTTTTACCACATTTATTTCCGATGTTGGTTTCAATGCCACTAGATGTTTTTACAATATAACCCATTTGATGTGGTTGGTTGCAACCAGTTAAACCACAGTGGATTTCTTCTTTAAATTTGTAGTAACCAATTATCTCCTCAAGTTGTTGAACTCCTTTGTCTATAGTGGTGACAAAGTTTGGTCTGGATATAATTTCCTCCCAGTTTTCAAGTTTCTAGATGCCGTTTTCAGTTCTGAGAAAAATCATGAATCGCTCCATTTGAAAGTGGACCGTTTATTTTATCGGCATAAAAACGAGAACACCACAAGTTATTTTATTACCGAATACTTGGTGAAGAGGGGTAACTTCGCCACACAGCTTAAACCCGCCGCCTGGCGGGTTTTTTGCGCCCAAAAAGCGGCACAGGACGTTAAACGCGCTGGTGGTTTCGAATACCGGTCTTTCAGCTTGCTGGCTTTTTAGACAAGAGCTATTGGTATGTTACGTTAACCAGAAAAGGGAAAAACACACCACTGGCTCGAGGCCATGTATGTATCACAGAAGTGACTGACTTAGTGAATATAAAGGTCTGCGCCAGTATTTTTGTGTGATAGTGTTATTACCGTACACTGATATGTGGACGAATAAGCCAGATCAATTTTACCCGGGTAAGTATTCTTGTGAAAAAACATCCGTAATTTGTGCTGGTAGTCATTCAGTGGACCTGGTAGCGGATTTCTTCATTGGTTCAGGCTCAGCCATAAAAGCTGTTATGGCGTCAGGGAGTTGTGCGACGGGCGCTGAACAGAAAGCTGAGAGTTTTCAGAAGATAATGCAGTACATCAGTGATAATTTCGGGTAGAAATAAAATGTTAAGTCAATCACGATTTTGTCGATTAATCGTTGTGTTATTTTAGTGCAATTTGTTAAAAAGTCCCAGCATGGTGAATCCCCCTCAGCGGCGGGGCATAATGACCGTCAGGTTGGGTTGCATTAGCGAGAGTAGCAAGCAGCGGATTCTGTCTGGTCATTGCAGAATTCACCGGGAGGCACCCGGCACCATGTATTTTCAATATTTTATTGATTATTCTCTTTTTCGGAATACTCTGGTTATGTTTTCCTGTAACTGATAA